GAACCAGTGTTTCTGCGGTTCCCGATATCCACGCCCGCCGTCGTGATAACGCGCGGCGGCCATCGTGACGCACGGGCGAAACGCACGCGGCCCGGTGCTACCGCGTCGCCGGTCGTGAGAACGCCGCTCGCTTGACACCGTCGCCACTCTGGCGGCATGGCGATCACGTTCAGCGTTCCCGGCGATCCCGTGCCCCAGCCACGAGCCCGCGTCTCGACCGTAGGCGGATTCGGCCGAGCGTATGTGCCGAAGACGCACGCGGTTCACGCGTACCGCAGGGCGGTCGCCCAGGCCGCGAAGGCCACAGGATGCGAGCCGCACGGTGAGCCAGTCAATGTCGTGATCGACTTTGTGTTCGCTCGCCCGAAGTCGCACCTTCGCAAGAGCGGGCTGCGGGCAGGAGCCCCCGTGCTGCCGCGAGCCGATCTCGACAACTGTGCCAAGGGAGTTCTCGATTCGCTGAACGGCGTCGCGTGGCACGACGATTCGCAAGTCTCTCGGTTGGTGCTGGAGAAGAGCTACGGAACGGAGGGCCGCACGACCGTGCGGATTTCGTGATGCCCGAGATCACACTGAATGACGAGTTCGGCCGAGCGATCGTGCTCACGATTCAACGGCTCAACATCCAGAGCGTCATTGAGGTCGGCTCGTGGGATGGCACGGGCTCGACCGCTGTGCTGATTCAAGCCCTAAAAGACACGCCCGATGCACGGCTCACTTGCATTGAGCCTGACATTCATCGGTACGCAGCCTTGCATCGCACAGTGGTTCAGTTCCCGTGGGTCACAACCATCCGCCGCCGCAGCGTCTCGCGGGCGGCGATGACGCCGAAGCGGTTCGAGGATGTATGGGAATCACCGTACAACAATCTGGTCTACCCAGAGCACCTCGTGCGGGAGTGGTGGAATGAGATTCCCGCCGACCGGCCCGGCGAGCTCGGGTATCTGGAGACGCTCACTACCGAGCGGTGGGATGCCGCCCTCATCGACGGGTGCGAGTTCGCGGGCTATGACGATTTCCGACTGCTCAAGGATCGCGTGCGGGTGCTGATGCTCGATGACGCGTTCCACGCGTACAAGTGCTCGCAGGCTCACGCCGAGCTCGGGCACGATCCGCGATGGGTGTGTATCTGGTGCTCCACGTTCGTTCGCAACGGGGCAAGCATCTGGGTGAGAATCTCGTGAACATCACTGTCTCCGCGTACAACCGCCCGGCGTATCTCGAACAGACGCTCGCCGCGTTGCGTGAGTGCGACGGGATCGCCGACTGTCAGGTGATGGTGCTGATCGACCCGTCAGAGGCAGCGGATCACTCAGCCGCTCTCGCGGCCCGGTACGGTTTTCAGTCGGGCACATATCCCGATCGGGTTGGCTGCAACCGGGCGATCCGCACCGCCTTCGCGTTCGGGTTCAACAAGATGGAGAGCGAGTTTCACCTTCACCTAGAGGATGACACGGTGCCCTGCCGCGATGCCCTGCGGTGGTTCGCGTGGGCTCGCGATCACTACCGCGACGATCCCGCCGTGATGTGCGTCTCGGGCTACCAGCGGGTCAGCAACGGTCGGCTCGGCGAGTGCGGGCTGCGTCGCTGGTTCACGCCGTGGGGCTGGGGCGTCTGGCGGGATCGCTGGCTCGGGCTGACCCTCGGGTGGGTGCAAGGTGATGAGACCTCGTGGGATGTGATCGTGAACCACGCCCTACGGGCCGGGCGATACGAAGCGTTCCCCACGGTCAGCCGCATTCAGAACATCGGGGCAGAGCAGGGCACGCACGTGCCCAGTGCGGAGTGGCACGCCGAGCATCACCGGGTGGCGGTCACAGCCGATGACATCGACGGGCCGCAGCCCGAGGCGTGGCAGGAAGTGCGGAGGGCCGATCGTGCAGATCACGATTGAAGAAGTCGAAGCCCATCGGCCCGATGTGCTGCTCCCGCCCGACCCAGAGTTCGCGGAGGACTACGCCGCGAAGGTCGAGCTCGGCAGGACGTTCGCCGCCGAGGCCCGCGTTGCCTTGGTCGCCATCTGCCGCAACGCGATGCCGTGGCTGCCGCGAACGCTCGATCTCGTGGAGCGAACCGGGTCGGCGTTCAAGTCGTGGTCGGCGTTCGTGTTCGAGAACGATTCGACCGACGGCACGCAAGACTTCCTCAAGGCGTGGGCCGACGGCGACCGGCGCAAAGTCTCGCTGAACATCCACCATCGCCCGCACCTCTCGCACACGATCGCCCAGGAGCGGACGGTCGCCCTTGCCGAGTACCGCGAGCAGTGCCAGCACTGGGTGCGGAGCCGCGAGCCTGTGGACTACGTGATCGTCTTCGACACCGATCCTTGGGGCGGATTCAGCATCGACGGCGTGATGAACTCGATCGCGTGGCTTGCTCTCGATCGCTCGTGGTACGGGCTGGCGAGCTACTCGTGGTGCGAGATGAACGTCGGCGGCAAGCCGTTCCCGGCCCACTACGATGCGTTCGCTGCGAGGCTCAACCACTGGGGGCGACGCGATCAGCAATGGTTTCATCACTGGCATCCAGCGGTCGGCTCGCCCCCGGTCGAGTTCAACTCCGCATTCGGGCAGTTGTGCGTCTACCGTGCTGACCCGTATCTCTCTGGCAAGTACGGCGGCTCCGACTGCGAGCACGCTGTGCTGCATCGTTCGATTGCAGAGCAGGCGAGACTATGGAGCGACGAGCACTACCGGCTGGGCTTGAACCCATCGAGTCGGGCGGTCTCCTTCTGGGTGCCAACGGATGGCGGGCAACACGGCGGCGATTGACGCGGCGACGCTGCGACTCCAGTGGAACTCCTATCTGCCGATGGGAGCCATCTGCCAATACTGGACTGTCACGGTGCATCAACTGGTGCGGCTCCGCGTCGCGTGGGAACTGCCGCCCCGCAACGATCGCAAGCGACGGTACAAGCCGAGCCGAGACGAGCGGCTCCTCGATCCCGACGCCGACGAGCTCGCCGCCAGCGAGTCGTGCCTCGACCTCGCCCCGATGGTCGCCGAGCGGGTGACGGTCGTACAGGCTACGTGGACGGTGGCCGATTGGGCAGAACGTCAGGCGGTGAAGCCGGGGCCGTTCCGGCTGGCTCGCATCGACACGCCCGACGAAGCCCGCGATCTCGTGGACGAGACCAGCGAGGGCGAGTGGTGAAGAGCCTGCCCGATTACGTGGAGCGGCGGATCGTGCTCGAATACGGGCGGCAGTACGCCTATCTCTACATGACCACGGGCGACGGGAAGCTCATCAAGACGCGGGAGGAAAGTTTCAAGCAGCCGTTCCGGCTGGAGCTTCGCGAGTCTCGCGAAGAAGCCGAGACGGCGTGGGACGTTTTATACGACTTCCTCAACGACACAATCAACTTCCCAACTGCGGGGAACGGCGAGGCGGATGGTAAACCGGAGTGATAGCCCCGGAGTGCCAGCCATGCCCGCGTATGAGATGACCCCGGCCGAAGTGGCCGAGTACGGCAACACGCTCAACATCTGGCAGGCGATCCGCCTGCTGCAAACGTGGAGCCCCCTGCTCGCGTATGGGCAGCAGTTCGTCCAGACGATCGACCCGTATCAGAAGGGCTTGATTGTGGGCGAGGCGGCTGAGTGGCTCGCGAGCAAGACCGACAGCGAGGTGGACGATCAACTCGTGCGGAAGCTCGCCGCCGTCGCCACCACGAAGGAAGGCGAAGACCTCATTCGATTCTGCCTCGGGCTCGCGGGCGTGAAGTGATGGATCGTGAAACACTCCTACGCACCCTCGCAGTCGGGGCAGCCGTGGCGATCCTGGCCGCGCCGTATTGGCGTGTGGTGGCTGCTGCTCTCGAAAAGGCAGTCGCCGCCTCCCAGGCCCACGCCCACACCCTCGGGCGGATCGCCGCCGCCGGGCTGATCGTGGCGGCAGCGTGGGGAAAGATCCCGCTGCCTGCGTTCGAGCCGCCCGCCGTGCCTGCGGTGACGGTCGAGGAGCCGACAGCCGAGATGAAGACGTTCGTCGCCCCCGTCGCCGCCGCCCTGCGGTCGCTGCCCGCTGGGGATCGGATGCTCTGGGCTTCAACGTGGAGCAAGGCCGCGATCGTGGTGGCTGGTGATGCGACCGCCCGCGAGGCTGCGTTCACCGATACCCGCAGCCTCCAGGCGTTCACGGGGCTGGCTCTCGACATCGCATGGCGGCGGATCGGGCAGCACGAGCCCGGCGAAAACGAGCCGCTGCGGAAGGCTCTGGAAGCCGCCTACGGGGCAGCGGTCGGCACCGACGAGGTTCCGGTCACTCGCGACATCCGCGACCGTTACGCCGCGTTTGCGAAAGCCGTGGCATGGGCTGGCGTCAACGGGGGGTGAGCGATGGCGGGTGAATCTTTCCTGCCGTTGTTCGGCTACCAACCCGACCCCGAGGGCTCGGCGGCGTTCGTCGCCTCGCTTCCGCACCCGACGCTCGCGGACGCCGGGCCGGATCTCCAAGCGGCGAAGACCGACGTTCACCTAGAGCGGGCTCTCCTCCAGTGCTCGCCCTCGTGGAAGCGGGGCAGCCAGCCGATCGGTAGCTGCGTTGGCTGGGGGTTCGCGATGAGTTGCGATGTGCTGGCTGCGGCAGACATCGTGCTCCGCAAAGAACCCGAGACCTGGGGCGGTCGCACGATCGAGGCGAGCGTCTACGGCGTGAGCCGGGTCGAAGCTCGCGGGCGAACATCGGCACCGGGCGGCGACGGGAGCACGGGCTTTCATGCCGCCAAGGCTGTCAGGGATTGGGGCGTGCTGCACTACGGGCAGCAATACGGCAGCGTTCGGTTCGACCAGCAGTTCACCGGCACGCAAGAGAAAGCGTGGGGTCGGGACGGAATGCCGGATTCGCTGGAACCCTACGCGAAGCAGCGGCGGTGCTCCGAGGTCACGCTCGTCAAGTCGTTTGACGATTGTGCAAAAGCGATCAGCAACGGCTACCCGGTCGCTCTCTGCTCGATGCGTGGGTTCTCGATGCGGTTCGCCGATCGAGGCTCTCTCGGCGGCGGGTGGCTCTCGCCCGCTGGCACCTGGGCACATTGCATGATGGGCTGCGCGGTGAGGCGGGATCGCCCCGCGATCCTCGTGCCCAACTCGTGGGGCAACTGCTACTCCGGCCCGGTTGACTCGCGGCTACCCGAGGCGTTCCAGAAGTCGGCGGGCTGGGTCGATGCCGAAGTGATCGACTCGATGTGCAAGGGCGGCGATTCCTACGCTCTCGCGGGCTTCAGTGGCTTCAAGCCGACCGCACTTCCGAACGATTGGCTGGAGGGGATTCTTTGAACATTCGCTGGCTCATCGTGTTCGTGATCGTGTCGATCGGTTGCGTCGCTTCGCTGCCGACAGACCCCGGCATCTCTGCGGATCTCGCGGTCGAGACCGCCCGCATGGTGATCGCCAACCGGGCCGCGCCGCCTGCTCCTGCTCCTGACGCGGGGCGTTGTGAAAACTGCAACGGCACCGGAAAGATCGGAGATGGTCGGATCGTGATGACATGCCCCGAGTGCAACGGCACCGGCAAGGTCGTGAAGTCGGTGCTCCATCCTGCCGCGTTCGTTCCGTGCAAGGAGTGCGATCTGTGACCGTCGCGGATCTAAAGCTCTGGGTCTGGCGAAACGTCGGCATCCGGCGGCACCTCGTGGGCCGTCAGGTGATCGATGACTTCACCGAGCTCGCGGTGCAGCACTGGGAGATCGAGGCGTACACGCACGCCGTCGATCCCGAGCAGCAAGCGGTCGTGACCGAGCAAGTGCTAGCGAGCGTCAAGCGGGGCTATCAAGTCGTGAGCGACAAGGAGCCGCAGGAGTACGGATTCTTCTGGGCACTCGTGCTCCAGGCGGTCGCCTCGATCGTGGTGCAACTCATCCTCCGGTGGTGGATGGAGAGCCGCATGAACAAGGTGCGGATGCTGGTCTGGCAACAGGAGCTCACGCGATGACTGATGCCGCGAAGGATACGCTCCTCTCGGTGCTGAAAGACTACGGCTTCGCGACCGTGGTCGCGTTGGCTTGCCTCTATGTTGGGCGGCAGGATGTCCTGCTCCCGCTCGTGAAAGCTCACACCGCGTTTCTTGACAAGCTTGCGACAACCCAAGTCGAGATCGCCGAGGCGATGCAGGAGCAGACGCGGCTGCTCTACGCGTTGCAGCCCAGGGAATCACGCGAGTCGGTACAGGAGCAAAAATGATGGCATTCACAGATCCCAGCATCTCGGGAAGCCGTTTTAGGTTGCGTCGATCCTCAACGCCGGGCGAGGTTCCGGCCACGCAGGAACTTCGCCTTGGCGAGCTAGCGATCAACGCTGCCGATGGAGTGATGTACGTGGGCAAGAGTGACAACACGGCTGGCGTCATCCCCGGTGCGACGGGCGTCAGGAAGATCGTCGCCCTCACGCAGGCCGCTTACGACGCCCTGGCGACGAAGGACTCGCAGACTCTCTACGTCATCACCTGACAGGAAGGCTCTAGCCACATGAGCGTGAAACTAGGCAGCGGTGCTGTGAGTTTTCGGCTGGGAAATGCCACGCCAATCAGAATCGCCATTGGAGCCGTTCAAGTGTGGACGGCATTAGCACCAAGTCTCTGGAAAGCAGAAACCTTTTCGCCCCCGTACCACTGGAGCACATGATGGTCGCGCCGAATGTGAACAACCCGACCCGCGTCGAGTTCAAATCCTCACGCCTCGCCGCCACGACGGCATCGCAGACCATCGTCACATGCGGTGCGACCAGCAACATGGCGATCCGAGTCGTGTCGCTCGTCGCCGCGAACATCGACGGAACGAACGCCGCTGATGTGACCGTCACGACGAGCGACGGCACAGCGACGCGCAGCATCGTTAGCACGGTCGCTGTGCCTGCCGACGCCACGCTCGTCATCGCCAGCCGCGAGAACCCGATTCATCTCCCCGAAGGTTGGACGCTCGCGGGCTTGGCGAGTGCGGCGGGCGACATCGAGTTTACGACCGCCCATGAGGAGATCACTTGATGCCCGAAGTCAACGATCCCTGCTGGCGCGACGCGAGCGGCGTGGCTTTTCTGGAGCTGCCGTTCCGCGTGCGGATGCCAGACGGCAGTACGCGGACTGATCCCTCGCAGTGGAGCGAAGACGCGGACGTTCTCGCCGCGACCGGGTGGACGCGATCCACGCTCACGCAGGCTGACCTAGACGCCCTGTTTCCGCCGCTGCCGGAACCCACATGGCTGGAGGCTGGCTACGAAACGAGCGAGGGCTGGCGGCTCGGGTGGCAGGCCGATGATGTGGCCCTGCTCACCGGGCTGTACGTTCTCGCCGCGAGGGCGAACCAGTTGGGTGCGACGCAGCCGTGCGTCGTGACCGACATGGCGGGCGAGCGACATACGCTCACGTTCGCGGAGTTTGAATCGGTGATGCTCGCCTATGGTGCGGCACGGGCGGCTGCCTCCGCAGGAGGTGACGCATGAGGGGGCGAGGGGGATTCATCGGCCACTCTGTCTCGCCTGCACTGTACTCCGGCGCGGGTGGCATTTGGAATATCCGCGAGGCCGAATCGTTGCGGCGAGAGTCGCGGTGGCCTGCTGGCGATATTGTGTCGGACGCCTTTACCGGCAGTAACGGGACGGGGCTGTCCTCTCGCAGCCCCGATGTGATGCAGTCCGGCGCGTCCGGCTGGGCTAATCAGTACGGCACCGCCGCCATCACTGGAAACCAGGCGTACTTTATCGCCTTCACCTACTACGCATTGTTCGATGCAAATATCGGAATCGCCACGGTCAACGCCAACGCCGCCAACTGCGTGGTGCGCTCCGTTGTGAAGTGGGGCGACAACGGATTCGGATATGGGGTTGGCGGCGTTGTCCTGCGATACCAGGACGCCAACAACTTTCTCATCGCCTTGTCCGACTATGTGGCAACAAGTTGTGCGAAGTGGTCGGTTGTGCAGGTGCAGAGTGGAGCGTTCTCGGAGTTGGCTAGTTCGCAATCAATCGGATCATGCCTCGGCGGCAGCCCAGGGCAGACTGGACAAATCCGCGTCACGCTCAACGGCAGCAGCATCACGGCAGAGTTCGCCGCCAACAGCACCACAGCGTTTACGCACTCGCTAACCTGTACTTCTAACGTCGGTCTGTCGGCTACCCGGCACGGCATCTACGGCCCGAGCATTCACAGCAACGCCCGCTGGGATGATTTCTCTGTGCGTCCTCTGTGACGTAATACAAACGGACTCCGCCCATGTGTGCCATGAATCCCCGACTGCTGCGACCCAAGGCGAGTGGCTTCAACCCTAAGAGCATCGCGGGTCTGGAGGTGTGGCTTGATGGCAGCGACTCCACGACGTTTACGCTGAACGGCAGCACGGTTTCCGAGTGGCGAGACAAGAGCGGTAACAGTCGGCACTTCTCGCAGGCGACAGCGTTGCGGCAGCCCGCCGTAACGGCTGCTGCCAAGAGCGGGAAGGCTGCGGTGGCATTTACCGATGACTGGATGGCTGGCTCTTACACCTACACCATCGGGTCGATCTTTGTGGTGTGGGAGCATCCGACAACTTTTGGCTCTGACTTTTACGCCTGCATGGTATCGTCGCGCACAGTGAATGCCGGGAAGGTAGCAAACGGATCTCTCAGTTTTGGAGTGATGGTGCCAGATTCGGTCAATAACGTGTCGATGGAGCCTGGCCCTGCTGGTGGCGTGTTTCTGCTAAACGGCAGTACACCAGGCGGCACCTTTACTTCATACGCCGTTGGCGTTCCTGCTCGCACATCCCCTCACCGCTGGAATCAGTTGAGCGCAACATTCACCCCCGTGGCCGGGTCGAAGCCCATTGTCCTCGGCGGCGATTCGTTTGGAGCGTCTGGCGAGCGGGTGATGAAAAACGGCCACATCGGTGAGGTGCTGATCTACTCGGCCGCGCTGACTGCCAGCCAAGTCTCTGCCGTGAATCGCTACCTATCCAGCAAGTGGGGGCTGTGATGAGATACTTTCGGGCGGTGCCTGCCGTCTACGCTTCGATCTGCGCCCAACTGGACGCGGCATACGGCTACCCCAACGCGGAGACGAAGACCGAGCGGACGTTGCCGCTGATGGCTGAGTTGCCGACTGACGCCGAAGGCCGCGTGTACCTCGCCGTCGATGCGTCCTATTGTGATTTCATTCTGCCGGGCCAGATGCTGCCGGATCTGATTACCAGCGGTGTGGTCGAAGAGATCAACGAGGCGGTGTATCGTGACTCGCTGCCGCAGATGCCGTGAGCGACCAGCAACCCATCGCGTGGATGTTCAAGAACCCAGACGGCTCGGTGAAGTTCGTGCTGCACGACGCCGACCGGGCCGAGGCGTGGGGGCGGAACTTCAAGGGCACGGTCGTGCCGCTGTACGAAAAGCCGCAGGAGAAGCAGGCGTGAAGGGCATCGAGCTGACCAACCACCTGCGTCTGCTCTCGGGCTACCACATGGGCACCGACCTGATCGACCGGCTCACCGCAGCCGAGCGGTTCCAGAAGCAGCAACGCGAGGCACTCGCCCAGGCGGCTGACGAGATCGAGCGGCTCACGGCAGAACTGCAAGCCAAGCAGGCCCAGCCCGTAGGCTAGAAGCAACGGCCACGAGTCGGGCCTGACCCGCGCCACCACGAGGTAACACCATGTCCGAAGTTCGCATCAAGCGTCGCGTTCGCACGATCTCCCTGACCCTCGGCACCGCGACCGCAGCGGCCACGGTCATGCGACTCGATGACATGGCTGGCGGGATCATCTCGGTCGGCACGATGGCAACCTCGGCATCGACGCTCCAGATGTTCGGGGCTACCGATGAGGCTGGCCCGTATCGTCGCGTCTATGGGGCCGATGGCTCTGCCGCCGATGTGACCCTCGCACCGAGCACCGCCGATGGTCGGATCTACTCGCTCCCCGATTCCGCCTATGCTCTGCCCTACGTGCGGATCGTGAGCGGCAACACCCACGCGACTGCTGTGCCTGCGACGGTGGTGCTCAAGAGCTAGGCGTGCCAAGTCGCATACCCACCCACAGGCCGCCGCGTCTCCGCTCCGCTTCCATCCAGGCGGCAGAGCACACGAGGCCAAACGCGGCAGCCCGTGGGTACTGCGACGCGCGGCACAAGGCGTGGCGGCTCGCGGTGCTGACCCGCGACGCGTGGCAGTGCCAAGACTGCGGGCGTGTGTGTGCCGATCGCCGCGAGGCCCACGCTGACCACATCTCGCCGATCGTGCATGGCACCGAGGTCTGTCGCGATGGACGATCGCGGTATGACGTAGCCGGTGGTCGCTGCCTCTGCGTGCGGTGCCACAGCCGGAAGACGAACAAAGAAAGTCGCTCGCAAGCAACGTGAAAATCCGTACACTTCCATCTCCACAAGGAGGTGGCGAATGGCGTGCATGAAGTGCGGGTCGGATTGGGTGACGCTCAAGGGTAAGGACATGGTTTCCTGCCCCGAGTGCTGCAAGCAGCAACGGTGCAAAGCGAGGAAGCAGGGCAGGCTGCCAGCGGTTCGGCACAAGGGCTGCGAGAGATGCGGTCAAAAGTTGATCGTGCGAGGCTCTGCCGTCGCGGCGTCTAGGTTCTGCGACGATTGCAGGCTGCCCGCAAGGAACGAGCGTCGCAAGGCTTGGGCTGAATCGAAGCAGACGGAATCGGCCCGTAGGCTTCGTATCCATCGAGCCGTGTCTTCGTTCATGTCAGATGTCAGGGCAGCGATGAACGCTCAGTGCCTAGCGTCAAGGCGTAGCGTCTGTGCGTTGAGCAATCCGCCAAGAGCTTGCCTGTCTTGCGCAAAGCCTTTCCTGTCTGACCCTAGGCATGACTCTCGCTTCTGTTCAGTCGAGTGCGCTGGTGCTTGGTCGCGAGATGCTTCGTGCCTCATGTGCGGCGATCATGTCACGATTCGGGCAGTTGGCAGGAACGCCCGCAAGCGTCGATCCTCGGCACTGTGCAGGAGATGTGCGGTTCGCAAGTGGCGAGGAACCAGCAAGGCGAAAGATTCGAGAAGACTGCGAGACAACCATCGCAAGCGATGTAGGCTGCATGGCGTGCCTTACGATCCGAGCGTCAAGTCGCGGCTAGTGTTCGAGAGGGATAACTATGTGTGCCACTTGTGCGGCAGGCAGACGCTCATGATGTTTGCCTGGGTAGGCTCTGTGCCAGATGAGAGATCCCCGACAATCGACCACCACCCATACCCGCTGAGTGCCGGGATCAGCGGGCATGAGTGGCACAACGTCAAGTGCGCATGCTGGGGGTGCAACGTCCGCAAGGGCGCGGCGATTTCGCCGCAACATTTGTGCTGCAAAAGTAAGCAGCCGCTGCCGACGGGGGGGCAGGGTCAGCCTTGCTGGGCACGTCTGAGGAAAACCAGAAGTTCCTATAGGGAGGGGTGGTCGCGAAAGTCAGCAAAGGGGGTAGGTCATGACTAGAACCGGCCGCCCCCGCACTCCTACTGCTCTAAAAATACTCAAGGGAAATCCCGGCAAACGTCCGCTAAACGCCGACGAGCCGCAGCCGCCGACCGATGGCATCACGATGCCGCCGCACTTGGGCGAAGTCGCCGCCGCCCGGTGGCACGAGTTGCTGGCCATGCTCCAGGCGACGCGGGTGATGACGCGGGCCGATGTCGAGGCACTCGCCCGTTACTGCGATACGTGGGAGTGGTGGCTTGCGGTGCGGGTGAAACTGAAGAAGGAAGGCGACACGTACCCGATTCTCAATGACGGCGGCGAGATCAAATACATCGCACAGAGGCCCGAGGTCTCGATCGCTCACAAGCTCGCCGGGCAACTGCGTCAGTTGGAGTCTGACTTCGGGCTCTCGCCTGCCGCCCGAGCCTCGCTGAAGGTGGAACCGGATGCCAAGGCGGAAAGCGCAATCGACAAGTTCCGCGCCCTCCGCGATGCCCGCAAGGCGTCGGGCTGAGTGGGTCGCGGGCTACCGCTACGATCAAGACGCCGCCGATCTGGTGGTCGGATTCTTGGAGTCGGTGTGCTGCCACACAAAAGACTCCCCGACCGCCAAGGCTGGCGAGCCGATGCGGCTTCTGGAGTGGCACAAGCAGGATGTGATCGAGCCGCTCTACGGGTGGCGAACCGAGGAAGGGCTGCGGAGATACAGACTCGCCTACATCGAAGTGCCGAAAAAAAATGCCAAGTCAACGCTGCTCTCGTGCCTCTCGATCTGGCACTTGCTGATGGAGGGCGAGGGCGAGCTCGGCTGCATCGCGGCGAAGGATCGCAATCAAGCGGCGATTATTTTTGACGAGACCGCCGCGATGGTGAAGCGGTCGCCCGAACTGGCGGCGTCGCTCGAGGTGGTGGACTCGAGAAAAACGATCGTCTGCCAGCAAACCGGCTCGAGCCTGCGAGTGATCTCGCGAGATGCCGGTGCGGCGGAAGGCCCGTCCTACTCGTTCGTCTTCTGCGACGAACTGCACGCGTGGCCCGACCGGCGACTATTCGAGGCACTCCGCTATTCGGGCCGCTCCAGGCGCGAGCCGCTCCTCGCGACGATCTCAACGGCGGGCGATCGGCGTGACACGATTTGCTGGGAGCAGCACGAATACGCCGAGTTGACCGCTGCCGATCCGAACTACGATCCCCGCTTTTACGGCAAGATTTTCGGAGCGAGAACTGATGGGAGCGATGACTACTTCGACCCGGCGGTGTGGCGGCGGGTGAATCCCGGCATGGGCGTCACCATGACCGAGGAATCATTCGCGGCGGATGCCCGCGAAGCGAAGAACAAAGCGACCAAGCTCAACGGCTGGCTCCGCTACTCGCTCGGGGTGTGGACTGAGAGCACGAACCGCTGGCTCGATCCCGAGAAGTGGGCCGCGTGCTCGGGTGGCCCGACCTCACCCTTCGCGGGGCGGAAGTGCATCCTCGGGATGGACTTGTCGAAGTCAACCGACCTCTCCGCGATGATCGCTCTCTTCCCGTGCGAGGGTGACGAGTTCGAGGTCGATGCGATGTTCTGGGCTCCCCGCGATCTCATCATGGAGCGGGAGCGAACCGACCGCCAGCCGTTCCAGCACTGGGTGAGCTCCGGGTACATCACGGCAACCGACGGGAACGTGATCGACCACTCGAAGATTCGCGAGTACGTGCTTGAGTACGCGAAGACGCACCAGATCGAGCACATCTACATGGATCTCACCGGGGCGGTTCAGTTGGCGGTGGAACTGCAAGGGGCGGGGCTGAAAGTGGCAGGATGGAGCCAAGGCTTCCGGGGCATGAGCTCGGGTACTAAGAGGCTCGAATCTCTGGTGCTTCAGAACCGCATCCGCCACGGTGGCAACCCAGTGCTCTCGTGGATGTCGGCGAATGTGACGGTGGAGACGAACTCGTTTGAGGACGTTCGGCCGGTGAAGAAAAAGAGCACGGGCCGCATCGACGGGATCGTCGCTCTGATCTTCGCTCTTGGCGGCTGGGAGTCATCGCAGATCACCAACAAGCCCGCAGCCGAACCCTCCATCCTGCTCATATGATCTCCCCAAACGCTCGCATCTTGTGGCTCCCCGGCGAAGACTCCCGCAACTGGGATTACGAGTCGGGCGGCTGGGCTGGCGGCAACCGCAACCCGAGCGGCGTGAAGGTGGACGCCGAGACCGCGTTGCGATCGACGGTGGTGCTCGCGTGCATCCGCGTGCTCTCGACTTCGGTCGCTGGGCTCCCTCTGCATCTCTACCGGCGGCTGTCGGGTGGCGGGAAGGAGATTGCCCGCGAGCATCCGCTCTATCGGCTCCTGCACTCGCAGCCGAACTCGTGGCAGACCTCGTTCGAGTGGCGCGAGCAGATGATGCTGCACTTGCTCTCGCATGGGTTCGCTCTCGATGAGAAGGTCTACAGCGGGGGGACGATCAGCGAGATCGTGCCGCTGCACCCGAGCCGCGTGAAGACCGAGCAACTCGAAAACAACCGGCTGCGGTACACGTACCGCGAAGCGTCTGGCTCTTCGACGGTCTACACCCAGGATGCGGTGATGTCGGTGCGGGGGATGTCGGATGACGGCGTGAACGGGATGAGCACGATTGAGCTCGCCCGCGACGCGATCGGGCTGGCTCGGGCGTGCGAGATCCACGGGGCGACGTTCTTCGGGAATGGTGCCCGGCCTGGGGTGATCTTGTCCACCGATCAGATGCTTTCGCCGGAGGCAGCCGAGAACACGCGGAACCAGTGGGAGCGAGCTCATCGCGGGCCGGATCGCAGCAACCGAACGGCGGTGCTGCAAGGTGGGCTCAAGGTTTCGGAGCTCGGCGGGAACAACCAAGAGAGCCAGTTTCTTGAGGCTCGCCGCTTTCAAGTCGAAGAAGTGTGCCGCCTCTTCGGCGTTCCCCCACATCTCGTGGGCGATTTGACCAGAAGTTCTTTCTCGAATATCGAGCAGCAATCGCTCGACTTCTTGACGAACGGGCTGATGCCGTATCTGCGTCGCATCGAATCTTCGATCGCTCGCGACTTGCTTGACGGTGACGAAGAGCACTTCGTGGAGTTTGACACGCGCGGCGTGCTGCGAGCCGACGCGGCCGGGCGAGGTGCGTACTACAACACGATGTGGAACCTTGGCGTGTTGAGCGTGAACGAGATCCGCTCACTGGAGAATCTGAATCCCGTCGAAAGCGGCGATGTGAGGTTCGTGCAGTTGAACATGACCACGCTCGATAAGGCGGCGGCTGCTCCTGAGCCGATGCCCGCGACCGTGGTCGAAGAGATCGTAGTGGACGAGACCGCCCCGGCTCCCGAGCCGGTCGCGGATGCCGCCCCGGCCCAGGCTGATGAACCGCAACTCGCCGACGTTTCGCTCAACGGTGCCCAGATCACCGGCATCTTGGAAATCCTGACGCAAGTCAGTGGCGGGCTCCTGACCACCGACGCGGCTGGGGCGTTGATTCTCGCATCGTTCCCCAGCATTCCACCCGCTTCGGTCGATCGCATTCTCGCGGGCACGAGTACGCAGGCTGCCGCTCCTGCGCCGGTCGCAGAGCCACCCGCTCCCGAGCCCGCCGCCGCCTCGCTCCCCGCGAGCCGAGCGATGACGATCAGCGTCGATTTTGACCGGACGTTCTCTGCCGATCCCCGGCTCTGGGGCGAGTTCGCCCGCAAGGCGGTCGCGGACGGCAATCGTGTCGTGATGATTTCTCGCAGGCCCGAGGCGGATCGAGAGGAGGTGATCTCATCTCTCGGCGACTACGCCGAGGCTTTCTCCGATGTGCTGCTCGTGGGTAGTGACACGCTCAAAAACGATGCGGCCCAGGCGGCCGGGATCGCCGTGGACGTGTGGGTGGACGATTCGCCTCAGTTCATTCGGGGCGAGCAGCGTGCCCAGCCGGGCACCGTGTCGGAGGGTGACTTCGTTTCGTGGGATTCGTCGGGCGGTCGTGCTCGCGGGCGGATCGACCATGTGATGGACTACGGCACGCTGGACATACCCGGCACCGATTTCAAGATCGACGCGACAGAGGAAGACCCCGCCGCCCTCATCACGGTCTACGAAGAGGTCAGCGGCGGATGGCGGGCGACCGAGACGCAAGTCGGTCACAAGGTCGCGACGCTGACCAAGATCGACCCGCTGCCCGAGCCGCCCCCGGTTGAGGAGAGCTCCTACGGCAAGCCGAAGCGGAAGGGGCGGAAGCGTGGCTAGGTACGACCACATCGACTTCACGCCCCCGGCTGGCGTGCGTGAGGAAGCAGCGAAGGGGCTCGCGTGGCGAGACGAGTACGGCCGAGGCGGCACGGCAGTCGGCGTTGCCCGAGCACGCGACCTATCGAACGGCGTGAAGATCAGTCCCGAGACCGCTCGGCGGATGAAGGCGTATTTCGACCGGCACGAGATCGACAAGCAAGGAAAGGGCTATAGCCCAGGCGAGGACGGCTTTCCATCAGCCGGACGCATCGCCTGGGCACTTTAGCTTTGGGGTGGAAACCCCGGTCAGGATTGGTCAAGCAAACTGGTGCGGCAGATGAACGCCGCCGACGAGGAAGGCAGGAGCATCATGGGCAACATCGAACGGCGTTCTCTGGCGATTGACGAGATCGAGTCGGCGGTGCCGCTGCTCGCGGTCGAGAGCCGCAGCGAGGACGGCAACGATCAGGAATGGATCGTGGGCTACGCCGCGAAGTTCGGCGTCAACTCGCTCGAACTTGATGGCTCATTCATCGAGCGGATCGACCCCGCTGCCTTTGGCATTGTCGCCGAGCGGCGCGGCCGCAAGAAACCGCTGGAGACGCGGGCTCTCTGGAACCACGACGCGAACTACCCGCTCGCCCGCTATCCCGGCACGCTCAAGATGACGGTCGATGAGATCGGGCTGCGGTATGAGTTCCCGGTGCCCGACACGACCTACGGCCGCGACATCGCCAGCAACATTCGGGCGGGCATCGTCAAGGGCTCGTCATTCAGTTTCACCGTGCCCAGCGGCGGCGATTCGTGGGCGGTCGAAGACGGTCGCAGTGTGCGGACGATCCAGAAGATCGACACGCTGCTCGATGTCGGGCCGGTCACGTTCCCTGCGTATCCCGATGCCGATGTGACGGTGGCCCAGCGATCATTCGATCACTTCCGCCAGGAGCGGCGGCAGCACGAGGAAGCCCGCAAGTATCTCGCGGATCGGGCCGCGTTCTATCGCGACGTACTGAGGCAGCATGGCCGCTAGTGGTGATTCGTGCTCGCGTTGTCGCGAGGGCAAGTACGCCGTCGCGTCGAGCGTTCGCAGCGGCGAGTATCAGACGCGCTATCTGCGGTGCCAGCGGTGCGGCTGCACCGACAAGCAGATCGTGCCGGGCAGTGAAGTGCGGCGGAAGTCTTTTACTGCCGACGCACGCTAACTGCATGGTTTCAAGGCGGGGCTCTTAGTTTCGGGATAGGCGAACGCGATCGCGTTGCCGTGAACCCGAATACAGGAGCGATCCTCGTGGACAAGATCAAGCAACTGCTCGAAGAGTTGGCCGCCGTCGTTGCCGAGATGGAGGCGATGACCGAGGACGCCCCCGAGGGTGAGGCTCCCGCCGAGCCGATGACCGAAGAGCAGGAGGCTTCGCTCCGGTCGCTCGAAGTTCGGGCCGACAAGCTCAAGGAGCGGATCGAGTTCCTGACCCGCGTGCAGGCCAAGGAACTTGAGCTCCGCAGCGTTCTGGAGCGTGCCGCTCCCGCCAAGAAGATCGAAGCCACCACCGAGGAGACTCCCGTGGAGAAGCGAACTGTGTTTGCCGTGCCGAAGGCGTCTCGTCCCCTGCGTGGCTTCCGCTCCGAGGAGCGTGCCTACCGTGCTGGCATGGCGATTCGTGCCGGTCTCTTCAATGATGACGAGGCTCGGCGGTGGTGCATGGATCACGGCGTCGAGAGCCGTGCCCAAGCTGGCGGCATCAACTCGCTCGGCGGTGTGCTGACCAATGATGAGCTGTCGAGTGAAATCGTGAGGTTGGTCGAGTCGTTCGGTGCCTATCCTGCGAACGCCCGCAGCGTGACGATGAACAGCGACACGCTGCTCATCGCCCGTCGCACCGGCGGTCTGTCGGCTCGCCCGATCGGCGAGAACGCCGCTCCGGCCACCAGCGATGTGACGTTCGACAACGTGCAACTCGTCGCCAAGCTCTGGGGCGTCGACAACCGCGTGCCGATGTCGCTGATCGAGGACTCGGTGATCGACCTTGCCGATGCGATGGCGGTCGAGGTGGCGCAGGCTTACGCCGAAGCCTTCGACAACGCTGGCTTCATCGGCACGGGTGCCGGTGCCGTGTATCACGGCACGGTCGGCGTGGCGGTCTCGATCAACGACGGCACGCACTCGGCGGGCGTGGTCAATGCTGCGACCGGCAACAACGTGTTCAGCGAACTCGACCTGAGCGACTTCACGAACCTTGTCGCTCGCTGCCCGCTGTACGCGCGTCGCAATGCAAAGTTTTTCATCAGCCCGGCGGGCTACGGCTCTTCGATGCTGCGGCTCCTCATGGCCGCTGGCGGCAACAACGGAGCCGACGTGGCCGGTGGCGGCGGGCTCCAGTTTCTCGGATTTCCTGTGGTTCTAACCCACCCCCTTGAGAGCCGCCTGACCGGCACGGGTTCGGCGATCGCCTGCCTGTTCGGTGATCTGTCGCAGGCTTGCACGATGGGCACTCGCCGAGAGATCAGCGTCAAGACCGACGCGTCTCGCTTCGTGGAGTTCGACCAGCTTCTGACCTTCGCGACCGCTCGCGTGGCGATGGTCGCCCACGACCTTGGTGACACCAGCAAGGCTGGCCCGATCGTCGCCCTCAAGTTCGCCTCGTGACCTCTGACCCTCTAGGAGACTCTGACTCGTGAACTACCTCGAAGCATCCAGGACGGTCGTGGGTTCCACCGTGACCTCGGCCGCCGGAACGGCGACCCTGACCATCGACCGCCTCGGCTACGACTACGCGTCGGTCGATGTGGTCGTGGCGGTGTCGGCGACCCCGGCGAATACTTCGGCGTCGATCCTCAACGTGCTGACGCTCTCGCAGGGCGACACGACCACGGCGGGCTCCTCGGTCTACACCGTGGCGGTTCCCGCTGCGAGCGTGGCCGTGACGGCTCGCCCGAGCGTGGTGCGGCTCGATGTCGATCTTCGCGGCAAGGGCCGATACTTGAAGATCGACGCCACTCCCGCGACCAGCCTCGCGACCACGATCGTGGCCCGGCTGGGCAAGGGCGAGATTGGCCCCGAGACGGCCGACGCCAAGGGCGTGCTCGCGAAGTACACCGGCTGACGCTTGACAGCCTCGACACAGTGGATGGCGGGTGCGGCTGGTGCCGTGCCCGCCATCTCTGTTTGAGGGCTCCATGATCGTCAAGGTCGGCGGTACGGATGTCGATGTTCGGATCGAGTGTGTGATGAGCGGCCCGCGATTCGGCCCGCTCGCGAATCTCTTCGGCTGGGCTCAAGCTCTCATGCCGCTCGGCATCCGCCCGACGCTCGGGCAGGGGGCTCTCTGGGGGCAAGTGCTCCAGCGGTGCATGGAGCAGTTCATCGACTCGACCGAGTACATCCTCTGCACTGACTTCGATTCGTTCTGGGATCGCAAGACGGTCGAGGAGCTCGTCGCCCTCGCGATGGCGTTTCAGTGCGACGCCCTCGCCCCGTTGCAAGTGAAGAGGGAAGACGGTCGCCCGATGTTCACGTTGCCCGGCACACTCGACAAACCGCCCCAGGGCGGGGCGACTGAACTGCCTATGTCGTGGTTCGCCGAGCCCGTGCAGGAAGTCGATTCGGCTCACTTCGGCTGCACGCTGATCTCGACCAAGGCTCTGAAGCGAACTCCGAAACCTTGGTTCCAAGACATCCCTAACGACAAGGGGGAGTACGGAGACGGCAGAACTGACTCTGACATCCATATGTGGAGGCAGTTCCGTAAGGGCGGGAATCGCGTCTACATCACGCCCCGCGTCTCGATCGGCCACGGCGAGTACGTGTCGGTCTGGCCGGGCAAGGATCTCCAATCCCCGGTGTTTCAATATGTCGGCGACTACACCGCGAACGGTAAGCCGAAAACTGCATGGAGTCTGCCTAAATCGTGAAAATCAAACTGGTGCAGAACTACTCGACCTACACGGTCGGGCGGGTGGTTGAGTGCGAGAACGAGACAGCGGAGCGGCTCATCCGCGACGGCATCGCCGTGCGAGAGTCGCAGATGGATCTGATCGAGACGGCGACAGCCGAGCCCGATGTCGAGCGGGCTGACGCACGACCGCGACGCGGCAGGAAACCGAATGCGATACCGCAGCCTCAAGACTCTGACCCAGCCGACGGTTGAGCCGGTCTCGCTCGCCGAAGCCAAGGCGCACTGTCGGGTCGATACCGACGCCGACGATGCTCTGATCGCTGCCTACATCAAGGGGGCTCGCGAGTGGTGCGAGGCGTACTGCGACGAGACGTTCGTGCATTCGCAGTACCGCATGACGCTCGATGCGTTTCCCGTTGAGATCGAGCTCCCCCGGCCGCCGATGGCATCGGCGGGCACGGCCACGGCGGTGAGCGTGACCTATACGCTGGAGAACCAGAGCACTGCGACGCTCTCGACATCCGAGTACCGCGTGGATCGCAACAGCGTGCCCGGCGTTCTCCGCACGAACTACAACGGCTCCTGGCCCTCGCATCTGCTGGACTACAACGCCGTCACGGTCACATGGTGGGCCGGGCGTGACGCGACCGGGGCGAGCACCCCGCAGCGGGTGAAGAACGCGATCCTCTGGCTTGTGGGCATGTGGTACGAGCGGCGAATGGCGGCAGACGCGGTGAGCCTCTCGGAGATTCCGTTCGGCGTGAAGTCGCTGCTCGATTCCGCCAAGTGGGGCAGCTACCGATGAGCGTGTCGGGTCGCATCGCGATCGACGTTGAGTTCCTCGACCGCACGGCCACGGCGGCCGGGAGTTCGCTGAACACAATCGCACTGCGGAATGCGAGCGAGTACGCAACTGGCAAGGTGGCTGTTATCGCCGGAACGTGCAGCACGAGTGCCGTCACAGTGGCGACAGCCTTGGCTGCCTACCGCGACGCTGCCGGGTCTGCCGTCACGTTCACTTCTCTATCGCGAGTGGCGTTCTCATCGCCGACTCTCGCGTACTTGGATTGCGAGCAGCGTGGGCTCGGCAGCGACAACATCATCGCCAGCCGAAACGGCGAGGTGACTGTCGTGGATACGCCGAGCGTGACGTTCGTCTACACAACCGCTGGCACCGCGTCCTACACGCTCGTGCTCTATGGAACATGAGGCACGAGCATGAGCGACGTTCGCGGCAAGTTCGTGATCGACGTTGACTTCACCGACCGCACGACGGCGACGGGCGTGCAGCGGATGAAGCTCGTGTCGCTTGCGTCTGCCACCGAGTACCCCGACGGCAAGGTAGCGGTCGTGTCGGGCACGGTCGGCACGGCGGTTGTGAGCGTGCCCGTCGCCCCCACGACCTACCGCAACGCAGCCGGGAATCTGGTCTCGTTCGGCAGCGTGTCGCGGGTGGCGTTCCAAGCGAGCGGGCCGACGCTCGTGGCGTGCGACGGCATCGGCGGGTGCGGCGTCAATGATTGGACGATTTACTCGCGAGCGGGGCAGGTTGCGGTTTCCGAAGCGATAGAGACCGCATCGTTCTCGATCAGTGTGTTCGGCACCGCTGGCACCTCTTCCTACACGCTGGTGATGTATGGCACTTGACCCCGGTCGCCTTCGCGAGCGGATCACGATTCAGCAGGCGACCGAGCGACGCAACTCGCTCGGGGAGAGCACGCTGGAATGGGCGACGTTCGCGACGCGGTGGGCGAGCGTCGAAGGGCTCTCGTCTCGCGAGGTGTTGCTCTTGGGGCAGCAGCAGACCGACGGCACGCACCGCGTGCGGCTGCGATACGTGACGGGGCTTGTGCAGACGATGCGGCTCTTGTGGCGTGGTCGGGTGATGGAGATCACGACGCTGCTCGAGCACGCGAACCGCAGCGAGCACGAGTTGCTGTGCCAGGAGAGGGTGGACTGATGGCTGTCGCAGGGATCGAGATCACCGCCGAGATGGCTGAACTGCGGCAGTTGCAGCAGGACATCGGCAGGCTGTTTTCGTTAGATGACAAAGCCCGCATTCTGAAGGCGGCGTTGACGAAGGCGATCGAGCCAGCGTTCTTGGCGTTGAAGCAGACCACGCCGCTGGGGCCGACCGGCAACCTGCGGCGGGCGGTGGCGAAGAAGGTGATCGCCTACACGCGAGATGGGGCGGCCGTCGCGGTGCTGGGCTTTCGCCGGGCGGGGCTTGCTCGCTCGGAGAGTGCGGCAGGCGGCACCGTGCGATCCGGCCCTGACCGAGCGTTCCACCAGTGGTGGCTGGAAGAGGGGACGCAGGCCCGGCAAGTCAGCACGCTCTCGAACAAGCCCTACGGGAGAAAGGGGCATCTGCGTCGCATCAAGGGTCGCCCTGCGGTTGAGGTTCGTCCGCACATCGTGCAAAAGGGGCAGGGCGGGTACATCGCTTCGAGTTTCAACCGGCTCGGGCCATTCAAGATGATCCGCACTGACGATGGTCGTGTTCAGACCGAGCCGGGCTATCCCAATGCGTTTTTTCGTAAAAGCAAAACGCCGATCACGATTCCGGCAATGAACCCCGGCGGAAGCGGCGAGCCGCCCCTCAAGGCTGCCTGGGGACGCACGCAGCCCACTGTCGCCGAGATCCTCCAGCGGGAACTGCGGCTGACGCTGGAGCAAGCCCTCGACACCCTCTCGCAGCGATCCTCGGGAACTATCGGCACATGAGCGTGAAATCCCCCGAACGCCTGCTCGCTGACGCCCTCGCTGCCGCCCCGCTCGTGGCCGACTTGGTTGGCGATCGGGTCTACCCGGTCATCGCCCCCGCCTCGGCGGCGATCCCGTTCGTTACGTGGCGGCGGCAGGCGGTGCAGCGGGAAGCGACCCTATCGGGGCCGTCTGGAATCGCGACCGTGACGCTCGCCGTGGATATGTACGCGACCACGTATGAGGGAGTAAGGGAGCTCGCCGACCGCTGCCGGGAAATACTGGATGGTTTCAACGGGGCGTTGGGAAACTGGATTTCAGTGCGAAACGTGTCGCTACTGAGTGAGAGCGACGGGTTCGTGCAGTTGGCCGGTGGCGAGTTGCCCGCCGTCTACAGCGTGACGCAGACCTACACCATACTCTGGCAGGAGACTTAGCCCGTGCCTACGTTTTCGACTCCGCACGATACCTCGGGTTCCGGCAGCGGCACCAAGCTCACGCTCTCTCTGAACGGTGTGACCTCCACCTATGTGGTGAGCAACATCGTTATCTCGAACACGAATCCCGCAGCGGGTGCCGATGCTCAGGTCGACATCTCGCACTTAGGTCAGACAACTGGCGAACTCGCTGCCCGGATGGAAACGCCCCTCGTGATTCCCGCCGAGGATGGTGGCAGCGGTCGGCAGATCACGTTCGACTACATTGGCAAGGTTGTCATCGCCGACGGGGCCACGGGCACATACCATATCCAAGTGGCTGGCGTGACGCTGGTCGGCGGAACCACGGCGAGCTACCACACGGTGCAGAGCTCGACCTTGACGCTGGCGACGAACGATGCGATCCGGGGGCAGGGCGTCATCACGGTCGCCCGCTAGTCATGACGGGGTGCCGTCATGGCGATTCCATGCCAAGGGTTCACGATCACCTGGGGCGGTCAGCCGCTGAAAGAGGTGCAGTCGGTTGAGTTGGACGCTCAACGCGGGCTGCCTCTAGGTCGCATTACCACTTGGACGCCAAGCCTTGGAACGCTGCGGATCGCAGGTTTCTCTACGGCTTCGCTGCCTGATAGCGAGTATGGGCGTCGCAAGCAGTTGACGTTCAAAGGGCTCACCGCCTCCGCTGGCAGTTTGGTGACGTTCTTCGATCGCGACTGCATCTACGAAGACGCACGCATCGAGGCAACAGCGAACGACGCCGTGCGATTTGCCTTCACCTTTAGGGTGATGGATACGGTCGGTGCTCCGACCGCACCATAGGAGAGACGCAGATGGCATTGACGGCAGATCAGATTCTCGCGGCCGATGACATGGGACTGAAGCGGGTCGCCGTTCCTGAGTGGGGAGGCGATGTGTTCATCCGCGTGATGAGCGTGGGCGAGCGTGATTCGTATGAGCGGAGGTGGATCGGCAAGAAGGAGACCGGCATCGAGAACTTCCGGACGCAGTATCTCGCGGGTGTGCTGTGCGACGAAGCCGGGAAGCTCCTGTTCAGCCGCGACCAGATCGACAAGCTCGCGAGCAAGTCGGGTGCGGTGATGGGCCGACTGTTTGATGAGGCGATGAAACACAACCGGATGACCGAGGAGGATGTGCAGGAGTTGGGAAAAGGCTGAACGCGAGCCCAACTCGGCGGTACATGTTCGCGGTCGCCCGCGACTTGAAGATGACCGTCGGCGAGTTGAGCACGCGAATGGATTCGGCCGAGTTCGCTGAGTGGATCGCCTACAACCGCTACTACTCGGCACTGCCCGACTCGTGGCGGGAGACGGCGTTAATCGTTACGGCTCTCCTAGCTCCGCACATCGGCAAGAACCAGAAGCGACCGAAGCCCGAGGATTTCATTCCGATTGAAAAGCCGCCGCAGCACGAGTCACAGGATATGGCGGCGTTGCTTGAGTTGCGGAGGCAGTTCGGTCTAGGCGATCTCGAAGTGAACGATGGCTAACATTCTTTCCCTTGCGTTGCGGGTCACGGCTGACGCGAGCCAACTGAAGCTCGATCCGGTGCAGCGTGCGCTGGTCAACCTCGGCGACCAGGCCGACAAGCTCACGGGTCAGTTCGACAAGTTCGCTTCCGGCAGTGCCGGTGCCGCTCGGGCACAAGAAGAGTTTGCTCGTCGCTCTCAGGATCTCATCAACAATCTGCGAGACGGCGGCGGTGCGACGCAGTTTGCCGCCGCGTTTGAGAAGCTGGCCGAGGAAGCCCGCGCCGCTGCGGCGGCGTTCGAGGAAGGTGCTCGGGTCACAGAGGCAAACCGGACTGTTGAAGAGCGACGGGCAATCGAGATCGAACGGCTGAATCGGCTCTTGAACGCTGGGGCGATTGAGCAGGAAACCTACAACCGAGCGATTGCAGAGGCGAGCGGTGCGAACGCCGCCGCCGCCCAGGCAGAGCGAGAGAGGGTTGCGGCCCTCGCGGCTTCCGAAGCGTTGTTGGCCGAGGCGGAACGGCAGCGTGCTGCGGTGCTGCAGGAAGGCGCACGCGTCACCCAGCAGTTTGCGACTGCCGAAGAGCAGCGAGCATCTCGCCTGCAACGCATTCAAGAGTTGCTAGCGCAGGGAGCGATCAGCGAAGAGATTGCAGCCAGAGCGACCGCAGAGGCGAGCGGTGCGAACGAAGCAGCGGCGAAGGCTGAGCAAGATCGGGCGGCTGCATTGGCAGCAGCCTCAAGGATCATTCAGGCGAACCTTACGCCGCAGGAGCGGTACGACACGCAGATCCAAGAACTTCAGTCGCACCTCGACGCGGGGCGTCTTAGCCAAGAGCAGTTCAACAGAGCAGCGGAGAAAGCAAAGACTGATCTCGACAAGGTAGGGCAGGCTGCGACCAAAACCGACAAAAACGTAGAGTCACTCGCGAAGAACGTCCGAATCTTGTCTGTCATTGAGATTGGCCGACTTATCGTCGACGGTCTCCAGACGATCGGCAATGTCATCTCGGGTGCGTTGAATCAGATTTCCGCGTTCGTCTCCCGCGTCTCGTCGGCGTTCGACTCTTTCAACGATCTCTCGGCCCGCACCGGCATCGGGGTCGAAGCCCTGCAAGGCTACTCGCTCGCAGCGAAGTTGGCGGGTGTTGATACGGCAGAGTTTGGCGCAGCAGTTCAGCGGCTGGGCGTGACCATCGGGAAGGCAACGCCAGGCGACAACCTTGACAAATCACTGCGGGCAATCAATCTTTCCGTCGCCGAACTTCGTGGGCTGGCACCTGAGCAACAGTTCTCAGCCATCAGCGATGCCATCTCGGGTCTTCCTACGGCGGCGGATCGAGCGGCTGCGGCAGTAGAGATCTTCGGCAAGCAGGGTGCCGCGTTGGCTCCGCTTTTCCGCGAAGGGGCTGCGAGCATCGAGGAGCTTCGCGACCGTGCCGAGCGGCTCGGCATCATTGTTGACGAGACGCAGATCAGCAACATCGCAGAGATGAACGACGCATTCGACCTCGCTCGTGCAACGGTCGAAGGCATCGCAGGGCAGGTGATTGGCAACCTTGCCCCGGCGGTCACGGCAGTGGTCGATCAGTTCTTGGAGTTCATCGAAGCGTTCGCGGGAGCGGAAGGCACGGGCGGCAGTGGCATCGCGAATGCGATCAGCAACGTGCTCTTCGACGGGGCCGAGGCTCTGGCTGGCGTGTTTGATTCTTTCGTCGGTCAGTTTCAAGGCTTTTCGGTTTCGCTTGAAACCGCTGCGGATGTCTTCTACCGCACAGGCCAGTTTTTCTACAGCGTGTTCGAGGGGCTTCGGACTGTGTTCAACACGTTCGAGCTCGCTGGTAACGCGTTGCTGATCGGACTAGGGAAGATCCTCGAAGGGCTCGGAAGTTGGGTGAGCTCTGATCTGGAGCAAGCGGGTCGAGACCTCCAGGCTTCTGGGCAGGCTGCCGCCGAGAGAAACAGTCGGCAACTAGAAGAATCAGCAACGAACGCTGCCAATGCGTTCACCAACACACTGACGGGCGGCTCGGGCTCATCTTCGGCGGCGGGCGAGGGTGCCGCCTCGCAGTTCATCCAAGGCGTGCGGCAGAAGTTCGAGCAGTCGCAGGCTCCCGAGTTCAAGATCGCGACGAATCTTGAGACTAGCGGCGAGCGGTTGACCTCGTTCATTGCGACAGTAGGCGAGGGGGCCGACAAGTTCTACCTCGATTCGGTCAAGACGCTGGAGGTATTCCAGCAGCAGGCAGCGGCCGGGAACCTGACGGCAGATCAGATCGAGACGATGACCACGTTCTCGGAGCGTCTGAACAGTCAACTCGATGCCGAGATCGCCAAGCGACAGGAAGCGGCTGAAGCCGCGACGAAGCAGGCGGAAGAAGTCGACAAGATTGTGACGGCTAGCCTGGAGCAAGCACGGATTGAGAGCCAGTTCCGTGGTGACTCAGGACGAGCGAAGGCCGCCGAGAATGTTCTCAAGATTCAGCAAGAGATCGTGCGGGTCGAGGAGCAACTTCAAGCAGCACGAGCCGCCGGGGACACCGAGGCGATCAACACGCTGACTTCCCGCCTCGCGACGCTCGATCAAGTCGAGGCCCGCGAGAGCGATATTGCGAGTGGTGCCAAGAAAGCCCGCGAGGAAGCAGCCAAGCAAGTTGAAAAGTTGAACGAAGATATCGCAAAGCGGCAGGGCGATCTGTTGGCAAAGTCGTTCGAGATCGAGCTCGCTCGCGCCGAGGAGCTCGCGACCGTCCGCACCGGCTCGGTCCAGATCAACGACCTTCGCTCTGGCGGCATCTCGGCGTTCTTTGACACGCTGAAAGAAGACCCGGCGATCACCGAGGCGAAGAAGCAGACGAAGGAACTGGAGGCGATGCGAAAAGAGATCGCCAAGCTCAACGCCGAAAAGGTTGACATTCTCTCGGGGACGGGCTGACCATGAGCGTTCACAGTTGGCGAGAGCTACCGCGTACCGTCACGCACTTGATCGGGGCGTCGCCCGAGTTCGAGCGGCGGTTCGTGGTCACGCTGAACAATCCCGATACGAACGCCGGGATCATGGTCGCGGCGGTGGGTGCCCAGCATGGATCGGCGCACCCCGAGGTATCGGCGGCGAAGTGCCGCGAGGTATCGGTCACAGAGGCATATGAGGGGAATCGCTACTGGGCCGAGGTCGTCGCGCAGTACGCGATCCCGACAGTAGGCGACATCCAACTCCTGCCGTGGTTGCGACCCGATGTATGGAAGTTCCAGACTCAAGGCGTCGCTGTTCCAGCTCTCTACTATTACGACGGCACCACGCAGAAGCCTCTCACCAACTCAGCAGGCGATTACGTGGAGGGGCTGACTGTTGACGAAGCCCAACAAAAAATCACGATCACGAGCAACAGGCAGAACTTTCCTTCGGCTCTTGCTGCCGCCGTGACGAACTGCGTGAATGGCGACGCCTATCTTGGGTTTCCTCAAAACGGCGTGAAGGTGCAGGGCATTAGCGGCGAGCAGGTGATCGAGTCGGTGAACGGGCAAGATGTTCGCTACTGGAAAATCACGAGCGAACTCTTGGGGCGACAGAGCGGCTGGGATCTGTTGCTGCCAGATGTCGGGTTCAACTACATCGAAGGCGGGATCAAGAAGAGAGCCGACGTTCGTGGGCCGGATGGCGATCAAGTCGCCTCGGCGAATCCGATCGCCCTCAACGGCAGCGGTGGAAAGCAGTCAGGTAGTACGCTTCCTGCGATCCTGACGCGACGCGTTTATAAGCAGATTTCTATGTCGCAGTATTTCGGCACGCCACCGACCTAGGAGCTCTCATGGCCGACATTTCCTACAGTCTGAACATCAACGTGAGTGCCGGTGCGTTGCAGCAGAATCTCAACGCCTCGAACATCACGAGCGATTTCTCCACGACCGGCATGCTGGCGGTCACGCTCAACGTCGGCACGGCAACGCAGGCGATCAGCACGGCATCCGCGTCAGTGCTCGGGCTTACGTTCGCTCGGTCGCTCGCGACGGCTGGCACGCACACGATCTCGTTCGGCCGAATCAGCGGTACAACGCTGTTCGATGTGGTGCGGCTCAAGGCAGGCGAGGCGGCGGTACTGCGAATGGCTCCAGGCAACTACGCAGCCAAGGCCGATGCTCCAGGCTCGCGGCTCTTGCTCCAGATTCTGGAGGAATGATGAGCACGGCTCGTGTCGATTTCACTCGCAGTGCTGCGGAGAGGATCGCCGCAGTCGTCCGCAAAGTGGAGCAGGGGGATCGCGACGGATCGCCACTCGTGTATGGCGTCGCCGATCAGCCTAACAAAACTTTTCGGGTGTGCACGTTCACGGGGAGTTGGAGTGTCAACACGTCGAAGACGGTCACGCTTCGCAACAGCACGGCAACTCTAGTTGCCATCAACGTGTTTGGGCCAATCAATGCCGACTGTGGTGGCTCGCCTGTTGGCATTGCGCGTGACGGGTCTGCTTGGTATGCCATCGCGGCGAGGTGCCAGTGACACGCCTTGGTTTTTGGCGTCGCGATCCGCCGTATCGCCCGTGTCCAATACAGCCCGGCACAGTACGGGTCACATTCTCAGGCTTGAGCAATGTATTCAAGCAGCAGGATTACTTTAGGTCAGAGTTTCTCATCGTCAGCCCATTTGATAGCCACCTAGAGGATTACATCAGAGTCGTCGCCACTGGTCCTGGGCAAGTCGGGGGAGCACTTCCAGACTACAGCACGTTTGGCGGCCCTATTACTGGCTTCAAGTGGATGCCCGGTGAGGGCGTTCGCTTTGCGATCCTCGGTCGCGTCGCGCCCACTGTTCGCAATGTGGTCAATCACACTGGCAACGGGGCGACGTTTACTGCAACTTTTTCTGAGCAGGAACAGCAATCTCCGGTTCGGCCGTACTGGTCGGTGCAGTCAATAACAATCAGCGGAGATGGATACGGCTACCAAGACAACAGCCGAATGATTGTTCTGCTTGAGGATGACAGCAAGTGCGACAGGCCGGTTGTGGCAGGACTGCAAACTGGTCACGCTCTTCCTACACTTGACTGGTCTGTGATTCCAGTCCCATGCCGAGCAAACGCGGGGCGCGGAGCTAAACTTGAAATCTCCTATGCGCCAGTCAGCACATCCCCCGGCGGCGAAACGTGGCGCGTAAGTGCTGTTTCCGTTGTCTCGGGTGGCTCAGGGTATGAGAACGGGCATCAGCTTCAGTTTCACGCTGGAGCTGGTGATGTAATCACTTCGCCGCCAACGGCAGTTCTTAGCGTCATCGACGGCGTAATCGTCGCCGTGAGCGTCACGGCTGGTGGGGTCGCCTCGAAGCAAGGCGTGCCGAGGTCAATCACTATTGGAGACTCCGGCTATTACTACGGAGAAGACCGCTCGCTCCCGTCAATCGTCGCTGCCGACGCCGATCTGTCTGTATTGAAAGTGCGCGGAGGTGTCCCCTCCGGCGGAGACGATGATACCCCGAAGTTTAGCGTGCAGATTGACAGTGATGTAGACAGCGAAACCTTCGGCCACGTCACTGACATCAGCCTTGCCGATGGCGGCGACAATCAGTTGGCATGGATACGACGCGAAGGCCGGTGCGCCGAACTCTTGAACGGCGTGACGTTGACGCTTGGCTCTCCTGTTGGCAACAGGGGCGGCGTAAGCATCTGCGCCGAGTCTTCTTTTGGCACGCCTGCCACGTTCCAAGTCGAGTTGCCAGAGGACTACGACAACCTTGAAACAGGAATACCGGGCGTCGAGCGTTTGACCCCCGGTGAAGGGCTTGCGATTCGCCGTCGTGTACAGCCTGTAGTTTCTGTCGGACAGGAGACTGGCAGCGGCGCAGCCTTTGAGGTTTATTGGCGGCGAACGGAATCGCCGCTCAGGCCACCGGAGTGGGAGATCTATGACATCACGGCGACTGGAGGATCTGGCTACGGTGAATATGTGCTTCTCAGCATCTCGCCCGCAACGTCGGCGGATAAGGTTGTGACGCCAGCGACAGCCCGTATTTATCAAAAGCGGTTTTCGCCAAATGTTACCGTTTCAACCTCTGGACATGGAGGTGGAGCGAGGTTCGAGGTCGACTGGGAGGAGCAAGTAGTATCCGGCGCGCCGCCGACTTTTCGCATTTCATCCGTTCGTGTCATCGATGGTGGAGCAGGATACAGCGGACGGGTTCCTCTTTCCGTTGATGTCTCCGCTGGCGGCAGCCGAGTGCGGGCCGCCTGCATGACTGCTCATGCCAACGATCGCGGAGAAGTCGCCTGGGCTTCCGTAGAGGACGGGGGCAGTTATTACCGACGCACATCAGAGGCCGGGTATGTCGATGTGATAACGAAGGGGCGGTACTACAGAGAGACAAGCGATGTTGAGGTTGCCGATGTGAGCGTTACGGTTCGCAGCCTGTTTCCCGGTCACGGCTCGGGGGCACAGTTGTCAGCAGTAATCGACGATGACCCAGACAGCCAGACGTTCGGCACCATGACGGCCATCGTTGATCAGCAGGGGAGCGGCTACTTTCTCAATACCGGATCGTTTTATCGGAACTGCTACAGTGGTTCTCCCGCGAGCGGACTTGGCATAGCATACAGGCTGTTCTTCCCGCTTTGCCAACACCCTGCGACTATTCGGGCGTATCCACGGCTAGAGCTTGGCCTCGCAAGAGCAGACGATCAAGGGCTTGACGCAGACGACCCCTTGTTGCTGTTTCAGGCTGACAGAGACGCAGCGGAAGAGCTTTCGGATACTAACCGCTCAATCGTTCTGCGTCCCCTTCTTGATGGCAACACCGGGGAGGCATTGATTGAGTGGGGCGGCGTTGCCGATGAAGAGACACAAATCTGCTCGTGCTGCGATGTGACAACCGCAATCTGCGAAGATCCGCCGGAGAGCGGATGGCCGTTATCGGACGGCGGCATTGATTCGTTGATGCTGGTTTATTCAGTGACGTGCAGGGGGGTGAATCAGAACCAAGAGTTTCTGGGGGACAATGGCGGCCCGGTCTACTACAGAATCATCTGGGATGAGCAAGGGTTCTTTTCCAGTTATCAATACCTGTGCGGGGAGTGCAACGAGGCTATCGAAGTTCTGGGGCCGGGCGGTGTGCCATTCTATACCACCCTCCCGACTGTCCCTGGGTTGGACGGTATTCAGCGTGGAGAACAACATCTGACTGCCTGCACATGCTTCCCCGATGATGAGGAGCAGCGATGCTCGTGGGATTTGGAGATAGAGAATGGATGTTGGACGGGTCAGTATGTGACTGTTGACGTTCCCTGCGAGAATCCGCTGCCATGATTCGATGCCATCGGAAACACCTTGAGCAGCGATGCCGCCAGCGGGGGCGGTCGCTGGAAGATGTGCGGGCCTGCATTGTCTCAGAGGATGGCGACTACATCACCGTGGACGAGACGCACAGTGCCTACCCGCGAGCCAAGATGGGGCTGGGCGACATGATCAAGTCTGGGCTCTCTGCCATCGGCATCACACCCGAGCGGGTGAGCAAGGCACTAGGCGTGAAGGATTGCGGCTGCCGCCAACGTGCCGAGGCACTCAATCGCATCGGTCGCAAGTTCGGGATCGGTTGACAGCCCTGCCACACTGCGACCGAGAGGGCGAGCCGTGGCAGAAGATCACCACATTACGATCGACGGTCGCCGCTGGTTGCTGCGGTTCACGCGGCTGAAGGGCGACGCAATCGGCTGGACGTTCTTCGACAATGCCACGAGCCCCCGGATCTTGATTGACGATCGGGCACGCGGCGGGCAACGCCTGGAGACGATCCTTCACGAGATCGCTCACGCTGTGCTCGGGCCCAGCATCAGCGAGGAAGCCGTGACCGAGCTCGCTCGCGTGCAGCGGCGGGTGCTCACGATGCTGAACTATCGGGAGGTGCCGCGTGAGTGATATCGTTGCCGAGATCAAGGCGGGCATACCGACGCGACAGCGCACGAGTCAGTCATGGCATCAGCGTGTAACGCCCGAGCAGCGGGAGTTGCTCGATGCGATAGCGTCTGCGTGGCTTGCTGGCGAGCTCGGCCATTCGGCCCGTGCGGTCTCGGTGAGTGCATCCCAGCGGTTGCGTGAGCACGGCATCCACATCGGCCCGTATGGAGTGCGTGAATGGCTGGGCGAGCTCAAAAGGTCGTGAAGCAGATCGCCGCCGAGGCGAACGGTGGCAGGGTCACGATCGAAGAAGTGACGCAGCGGCAGACGCCCGAGGGCGTGGAGGCCCGTAGCGTCTCGGATCGCATCCGCACCGTCGATGATCTTCTGCGGCACATCGAAGCGGACATGAGCCGATTCGAGATCGCCGTCAGTGAGGCGACGAAGTGGGAAGGATTGACCGCCGATCGCCAGTCGGGCGAGCCGGTCGTGACCGAGTTGCATCGCGTGTTCGTGCGGCTGCGGCCGAAAGCCGGGCCGGGGATTGCCGAGGCTGTCGAGTCGATGATCGCGGCGGCGACCCGCGACATTCGGCGACCGGCTGCGAAGAGCCACGGCAAGCCCAAGCCGGGGCTCTGGCAAGTGCTCGTGGTCAGCGACACGCACTTCGGCAACTACTCATGGAAGGCGACCACTGGGGCGGATTGGGATCTCGCGATTGCGGAGCAAGTGGTTCGCGACACCGGGCACGAGCTCCTGGCGGTGGGAGATTCCCACAATCCCACTCGCCGCACGATCGCCTTCCTCGGTGATCTGTTCCACTATGACGCAGCCGAGCGTGCCCAGACTTCGAGCGGCACGCTGCTCGAACGCGACGGGCGACTCCAGAAGATGCTGGATGTCGGCGTCACGACATTCCTCGGGATCGTGGAGCGATCTGCCGAAACCGTGCCGACCGATGTCGTGCTCGTGAACGGCAATCATGACGAGACGCTCTCGTGGGTTTTTCATCGGCTCCTGCTGGAGCGATACCGCAACGACAAGCGGATCACGATTGACGCTCACTACACCGGGCGAAAGTACCTGAGCCACGGGCGGAACCTCTTGGGATTCGCCCACGGGCACAAGGCGAAGAAGAAGCTTCCGCAGTTGATGGCGATCGAGGCGGCGTCGCAGTGGGCGGCGTGCCCCTATCGCGAGTACCACACCGGGCACTACCACTCCACGGCGGCCGAGTGGTCGCGGCCCATCGAGACGATCGACGGCGTGCTCGTGCGAACGGCACCCTCGCTCTGCGTCGCGGATGATTGGCACGCGAGCCTCGGGTTCCTCAACGCTAGACAAGCGATGGAAACTTTCCTCTACGCCCACGACGGCGGGATGATTGCAACGCATGTGGCCGGGCCACGAAAGGAAACGACATGACGGCGGCGATCTTGGAAAAAGCGAACGAAGCGATGCGGATGGCAGTGCGGGAGCGGCTCGCGAGCACCGACCCGAACGATGAGAAGCTGATCGGGTACAAGCTCGACCAGGGCGACCCCGAGCCTGCATGCTGCGAAGGCACGCGGCTGCGTGGCGACGCGTTGCTGCATGATGACGTTCACCCCACGAGCCGCGAGTTCTTCGATCTGTGCGACGCGTTGAAGGAGATGCACCGCCGCAAGAGCCGAGACTACGGTTGCCCGAGTGGCGAAGACCCGCTCGCGAACATTCGCAACGGGGCGAAGTTCGTGGGCATCCCATCGTGGAAGGGGGCGATGGTTAGGCTCTCCGACAAGGTGACGAGACTCGCGGCGTACAACGCAACCGGGCGGCTGGAGAACGAGTCGCTCGAAGACAATCTGTTCGACCTCGCGAGCTACTCGCTGCTCGCCCTTTTGTTGCACCGCGAGGAACACCGTGGATCGTGAGCCTCTGACCGACGCGTACCTCGCAGAGTGCGAGCAGCGGGCACGCCGGTTCTCGGGCTGCTGGGATGCGGGCACCTCTGGGCAACTGGCAGCGGATGTGATGCGGATGATCTTCGAGGTGCGACGGCTCAAAGTCGAGGCTGCGTACCGCGAGAACATAAGGCGACCGATGCCCGCGTTGGGCTATCTCGCCGACTGAGCCGGGCCGGGGCTTGAGCGGCGGGGGCTTTCTCCCTTTCACCCCGCCGCTCGCCCTGTGCCGAGTCAGCGAGTCGCTGTCTTCCAGCCCTGCCAGAACCCGAACTCAAAGTCGCGAACGAATCGGCTCCGATCATCGGCATCGACGTTGCTCTTCGTCGCAGCCTCGCGAGCCAGTGCATTCAGCCGCTCCTCGGTTGGCTTTTCGGCTCCTGCGTTCGCCATCTCAACGGCGGCGATTCCGCCCATATACATCGCCCCGCTCGGCTTGCCGTTTGGCTTCGGAGCGAGCCCGGTCGCCTGGAGTACGAAGCCAATCCCGGCCATGCCGAGAAACACGGCGAGCACGATCTGCCAAATCTTGAGTTTCATCGAACCCTCCCTTGAAGGAATGAAGCCTACCCCCGGCGGATGCCGGTGGATACGTGAACATCCGCTACGCCGCAGGCTCGGCTGGCGGCTCTTCCTGCCCCGCCGCCCAGCCGCCCACGAGCCCCTGACGGTAGTGGCCGACCATTTCGACCGGCACGCCCGCCCCCGCCGCCAGAGCGTCTATAGAAGCCCGTGCCGGGCAGGGCTCCCCTCGGGCTGCGAGATCCCGGCCCGCCAGCCGACCAGCCCGCAGGGCGGATTCTCGTGCGTCTGCCACGGGATCGGGCGGCTCCTGTCCGAGATCTAGGTGCGGCAGCATATCGAGGTGGCTGCGGGTCGGTTTCGCGATGGTCTGATCCACGTAGTGCTGCTGGGTTGTGGTGGCACTTGCGTGCCCTAGGGCGGCGGCGGCTTCAGAGAGCCCGCCAGCGGCCGCGATGTAGGAGGCGGCAGCACGCCGCAGCCCGTGGTATCCGCGAGGTTGCACCCCCGCCCGCTTGCAGATCCCACGCAGATGCCCCCAGAGATGCGTGGGCGTGCGATCCCAACGCCAGACGAGCCGTCGCTCGCCAGCATCCCGGCGAAGTTGCGATAGCCAGCCAGCGGTGATCGCCGAGATCGGCCGTAGGAGGTCTTGGTGGCTTCCTTTCCGGTTCTCGGCCCGCAAGAGAATCGTCCGCTCGGGCAGATCAACGTCGCGCCACTCGACCGAGAGCAACGCCCCCACCCGCTCGGCGGTCTCGAACGCGGCCCGCACAAGCGAGGCGTGCCAGATCGACGCCGGGCGGCCGTCGATGCCGCCGTGGGTGGCGAGGCAGGCCCGCAGGATGGCGGCGACCTCATGATCCCGGTATGCCCGAGGCACTCGGCGTGGAGCTCGCATCGGCGGCAGCACAGCGGCCGGGGCAACCTCAACGCGCCGCAACCGAAAAAGGTGATTCCACAATGCCGCTAGGTGGGTGCGATCCTTGAGCGCAGTGGCGACCGAGACCTTTGCCTTCCTCGCGGAGAGAAACCGCTGGACGGCGATCCCGGTCAGGTCGGCGACGGTCGGCTCGTGGCCCAGGTGCTCGGCGAACCTCTGGAGGGACAGCCGGAACTGGGTGAGGGCTTTGGGCTTCAGCCCTCGCAGGGGTGCGTAGTCTGCGTCGAGGATCGAGCGGAGCGTTTCGGGATCGTGCATTTTTCAGCCTCCAGCAGCATCAAGACGGTATCACACCTGTACATATGTGAACCCCCATCGTCTCCATTCGCGTTCTGTTCAGTAGTGCATCTTACGCGGCGGTATCCGCGATCGGCAAAAGATGCTTTTCGCGGGCGAAAGGCCCGCGATTATTTGACCCGCCTGTAGGCTAGCGGTAGTATCTGAGGGATGGTCAGCATGGCTTACAACATCGACGGCGTGGATTACCTCACGGTCGCGGAGGCGGTCGAGTACATCGGCTGCACCGACGGCTGGGTGCGGCATCTCTGCCGCGAGAAGAAGCTCGCGAGCCGGATGCTCGGCCTACGGCTGCGGCTGGTCGAGAAACGCTCGGCCACCGAGATCCGCGACAGCCTCACGACCAGGGCGACGGGCAAGAAGCACCTCGCCAAGCGGCCCGCCGCCCGGCGGAAAAAAGCCGCCAAGCGGCGGAAGTAGCGTTTTCCCCGGTGGAAACGCGGCACCAGAATCTTTTCCCTACACCCCTTGAAGCCCAACTACCGATAGGCTACACTACAGGGGACGCGGGCAAGTGAGACCCGCATGACGCCAGCCGGGAAATGAAACCATGAACGCCACCATCGACAACCTGACCAACGCCAAGCGTCTCGCCACGGCCATCGGCATCAAGCAAGCTTGGTGCATTCAGCAAGATCGCGGCACGCACTACATCGTCTCGGATGTCTACGGGCAACTCGGCTCGGGGCGGCGATTCCATCTGACAGACGATGATGCCATCGAGCTCGCTCGCAAGGCTGGCGTCAAGTGTGACGATGACGGACGGATCGCTTGACTCATCGACCACGCTGCAAGGATGCGACCGATGACCTTCGGATCACTCTTCGCTGGGATTGGCGGCTTTGACCTCGGCCTAGAGCGGGCCGGTATGGCTTGCCGCTGGCAAGTGGAGCGGAATCCGTATGCGACAGCAGTGCTGGAAAAGCACTGGCCTGCCGTCACGCGATGGCGAGAGGTCGAGACGTTTCCGCCTGACACCGGATGCGATTGGAAAGTCGATCTAATCTGTGCTGGCGTGCCGTGCCAGCCAATCAGTCTCGCTGGCAAAAGGAAGGGCCGAGACGATGAGCGATGGATGTGGGGTGAGTGTCTCCGAGTTGTTGCGACTCTCAGCCCAAGATTCTTTGTGGCGGAAAATCCCGCCGGGCTTCTCAGCGATGATCGAGGCCGCACGTTCGCCGGGCTACTCGCCGCCATTCAAGCGGCAGGGTACAGCGTTGATTGGACAACTATCGCCGCTGCGGATCTCGGTGCCCCACATCGACGGGAAAGGGTCTTCTTGGTGGCGAGGAAAAAGCCCGGCGTGGATCAAGTGCCCGTGCTGCGAGAACTACCTTTGCACGATTCACGAGATGCACGCGCACGACTGCACATGCCCAGCGGTCGCGGAGTGGCAGACCAGCCCATACCAGCCGCGACTGTTGTGGCCGACGCCAACGGCGAGGGACTACAAGGGGCCGTGCTGGAACACTCCGGCGAGAGACTGCCTAGATCATGCAGTCGAGCGTGGCGAGACGAAGAGCAAGACGTTTCCGAAGCCGCCGCCGGATGGTGGCAGACTGAACCCCGAGTGGGTCGAGTGGCTCATGGGGTTCCCAATCGGGTGGACAGGCTGCGATGCCTCGGGAACGCTGTCGTGCCCCAGGTCGCCGAAGTGATCGGCCGGGCCATTCTGTCGCAGGATGGGCGACCCTAGGCGTTTCGCGTTTTCCCCCGCGAAAACGACCCCAAAAAAATCTTTGCTCATCCCTTTGACGCCCAACTACCGATAGCCTATAGTACCCCCAGACGCGAGCGAATGAGACTCGCGGGGACAAACGCAAGGGAGACCGAAGCCATGAAGACGATTCACGAAAACCCGAAGAGTGCCGCCAAGGCGATTCGCAGCGAGCTCAAGGTCAAGTTCCCCGGCATCAAGTTCTCGGTGCGATCCGACGCCGGTCGCGGCTCCAGCATCGACATCGGCTGGACGGATGGCCCGACCGATGAGCAGGTCGCTGCCGTCACCGGCAAGTACGCCCTCGGTCACTTCGACGGGATGACCGACTCCTACCACTACGACCCCACGCTCGTGGTTGCTGAAGACGGCGAGATCATGAAGCTCGGCGGTGCTTCCTACATCTTCAACAATCGCCGCATCTCCGATGACGCTCGGGCTGCCTGCTTCGCGGCTTGCGAAACCTACTGGGCCGATTGGGCCAGCCTCGCCGACTACGAGCGTGATGAGCGGGTCTACCGCATCATCCGCAAGTCTGACTTGCGTGGCGTGAAGGCTGCCAAGTTGCAGTATGCCGACAATGCTGGCGAGTCGATCTTGGTCGCCGCCTGACGAACTACCGCCCGCTGGCACCTAGCCCAGCGGGCACGACACCACGAGACGAAAGGGAACGAACGATGAGCAAGGCAACCAAGATGGCGACATACGCGAAGGTTTGGGACGAAAACGAAACGCAGACGGAAGACAAGGACGGCCGCATACATCTCGGCGTTGTCGGCTGGGTTTATGAAGTGCGAGTTGGCGGCGAGTACGTTGACCACTTCGACTCGCTGAAGAAGGTGAAGCGGGCGTACCCGAACGCAATCGAACGAGACATCGACAACTGACCACACAAGGGTGGGGCCACCCGGCCCGCCGACAGCCGCGAAACGGGTGGCACTTTCAACTTCAACCAACAAGGAACGAACGATGCACGCCACTGTTTCACAGAAGCCACAGGTTGATAGTGCAGCCGCTACGCCACGCTTGTGTGCTTGCGGCAACAAGCCTATCGCGGGCGGCATTAGGCAAGTGCGAAACGGCCGATGCGATTGGACGGTGCATGACTGGTTTCTGTGCTATCGAGTCGTGCGAGGAACCGTCATCTGGAGGAAGTCGGCAACATGAGTGCGATGCCGACTCTGGTGATTCCGAGATGCCGGTCTTGCGGCCGAGTGCTTTACGATTTCCACAGTCGCTCGTGCTTTCTGGCGTGCTTGCGAGTTCATGTCAATCACACTGAGTCATCGAGCGTAGTGCAGCCGCCGAGCGTGCTGCCCGCCGCGCAACACTTCACACCTTCAGCCCCAAAGAGCCAAGCATGACCCCCGAACTTTCCGCCCTGCTCGAATACGGTGCCGCCTGCGTTCGCGTTGCTCCCGGCGACAAGAGACCGCTCGGCAACGCGTGGCAGACCCTCGCGACCAGCGTCGCCGATGTCATCGACGGCTGGCTCGACCAGGGCTACAACCTCGGCATCTTGCTAGGGCACGGCAATCTGATCGACGTTGAATATGACGATGCCGATGGTCGGGCCGTGCTCGCTACTCGCGGTCTGCTCGACATCGAGACGCCGACCTGGGCGAGCGGACGGGGCGAGCATCGGCTCTTCCGCCTTGCTGACCCGCTGCCTGCGATGGGCTGGCGGAAGATCGGCGGTGCGGAGATCCGCATCGGTGGCAAGCCTGCCCAGAGCGTGCTGCCGCCGAGCCGCCACCCAAGCGGCAGACCGTACACATGGATCGTGTCTCCCCTGCAATGCAGCCCGGCAGTGGTGACGCTCGCCGACCTCGGGCTCGCGACTTAGTTCACCGCCAAGGAGGGCACATGAACGCTGAAATCTGGATCGAGCTCGCGATCGTTTTGCTGCGGATTCTCGCTGCCGGTATTTCTGGTTGACAGAACTACCGATAGCCAATAGCCTAAATGCCGATAGACCATACGGCACGAACGAAAACGCCTCATTTCCTAGAGCGAAACGCCGGGAGAAAAAGTTGCTTGACCGGGCAGATGAGGGGGTTACGATACGCCCCCTCACCGATGGACAGACGATCAGTTCTTCACCTCGCAGGGAGTCAAAACGCATGGACGCAAACACGATGCCGGGCGACGCGGAAGCCGCCGCCGCGATCGCCGCGATGGGCGAGATCTACATCAGCGGATGGACGCCCGAGCCGGGCGACATGGTGCGGGTGCCTCGCCCGTTCTACGGCACGCACTACATTGGCCGCGTTGCCGAGAACGTGGGCGAGCGGTGGCTGATTGACACGCCTGACGGGCGGCTGGAGTTCCTGCTCGATGAGATCGAGCGGGTGCGATAACCCCAGAAATCACGGGTGTTTTGGCATGGGTTTTGCCCCCCCCCCCCCCCCCTATCTTGCCGCCGATTGAGGGAGGACACGCGTTCACACACTGCGAGAGGGAATCAACCACCCAACAAGCAAACAGGAGAGCCGTCGGAGACGGCGACGCCAAGGAAGGGACACCGCCGCTGACCTAGGACGGGGACGCGGCTTTTCATCAGCGGAACAACAGAAACGAAAGGAACTCGACAGATGGTTCAGATCAGAAAAGCCCGCCGCTCGGCAACGAAACTGCGGCTCTTGCTCACCGGCCCGAGCGGTGCGGGCAAGACGTTCGGAGCCTTGCTCGTGGCGAAGGGGCTCGGCTCCCAGCGGACGATCGTCATCGACACCGAGCAGGGTTCGAGCGATCTCTACGACCGGCTGCACGACTTCGATGTGATCGATGTCGCCCCGCCGTTTACGCCCGAGGCGTACATCGAGGCGATCGACGCGGCCGAAGCGGCCGGTGCCGACTGCATCGTGATCGACTCGATCAGTCACGAGTGGAATGGGAAGGGAGGCTGCTTGGAACTCGTGGATGAGATCGCGAGGGCGAAGTTCAAGGGCAACACATGGAGTGCCTGGAGCGAGCTCACCCCGCGTCACCGAGCGTTCATCGACCGGATGCTCCGCAGTTCGGCCCACATCATCGCGACGGGCCGGGCGAAAACCGAGACGGCGCAGATCGATGACCACGGGCGGAAGAAGGTGGTCAGGCTCGGCATGAAACTCGAAAGCCGCGACGGTGCCGAGTATGAGTTCACGACCGTTCTCGACATCGTTCACGACGGGCACTTCGCGGTCGCTAGCAAGGATCGCACCGGCATTTTCGGGGGCGATCCCAAGCCGATCGGCGTCGAGACCGGAAAGGCTTTCGCCGAGTGGCTCGCGGGCGGCACGCCGACCGTGACGCCGCCGAGCGAGAAGTTTCTCCAGGCGGGCGACTACATCGCCAAGGCGGCGACCGACGCGGATCTCCGCAAGGCGACCCGAGCGATCGACGGGTACGTGGTCGCCGGGCAGTTGACCAGCGATGAGTGGTCGCGTCTCACCGACGCGATCACCGAGCGGCTGGCCGCGATCGAGACCACGGCGGGCGAGCCCGCTGCGACTGAGTGAATGGAACGGAATCGACACCCCTACGGAAAGGACACGACAGAGATGGATTTCGTGATTGACGATCAGCCGACCGAGACCGTGACGCATGAGCGGGCGATTGTGCCGCCTGGGCGGCACGAGATGTTCGTGAAGCTGTGCGAGGAAGGCACGAACGAGTACAAGCGTCACGAGACGAACCCGCACGGCAACTGCCTCAAGCTGCGGCTCGCGACGGTCGAGGGCGACTATCGGTTCGTCTTCGATGACATTCCGCATCACCTCGGGTGGCGGGCCGCGAACCTTGCCGACGCCCTCGGCATCAAGCCCGTCGATGGTCGCCTCTCGCTCTCGCCGGGCGACATCGAGGGGCAGACGCTCGTGGTGGAGATCAGCCACTACACATCGAAGGCTGGCAAGACGAGTGCGGTCGTGAAGCGGTACGTGCCCGCGACGGTCGCCGCGAAGCCTGCCGCGCTCAAGGCGACGCCGAAGCCGCCGCCTGCGGATCGCCTGCCCGGCGATGACATCCCGTTCTGATCTCTCGGCACGCGGTTGCCGGTGGCTGCCAAGCCACATCCGCCGCCACGCACGCAGAGGCGTTGTATCGGTGCAGTCGAGGCTCATACCTCCTTGCTTGCGAGTGACTCGACCGGATGCGGCACGACACGCCGCCAATACACCCCAAGGGACGAAGCATGAAGACGGTCTATCGAGCGATTTTACAAGTCGGTTCAGCACACCCGAAGTACGTGAGCATCACGATCCAGAGCGGCGAGATGCGTGCGATCGCTGGGATGTGGTGGGTCGAGATGCCCGGCGGATTCATGACGCAGCACGATGAGAAATGGTGCGACAGCGAGGCTAAAGCGTGGAGCATGGCTGCGATCAGCATCGAGGCGATTGCCAACGGGCTGGGTGATCGAGCGAACTTCTGCCGCGACATGGCAGACGCGTCGAAGGCGGTGCCCGCATGAGCGACGCCTACCTGGGCACGAGGCCCATCGTTCGGCTCAATGCTCTGGCCGATCGTCTCGTGGCGATCGAAGCCGAGAAGCGGCAGCGAGGCGATTGCGACTACGCGGCACTGGTGCCCGAGGTTGCCGACGCGTTGCGGGAGCTTGCCGCGATCAAGTTCGCCGAGTGGCGGAAAGAGAACCCAGAGACCGAGCGATACGTGCCGCCAAAAACATGGAGAGGGGACTGACCATGAACATCTATCTCGATGACACAATCGACGCGTACCGCACCTTTCTCAAGATCAAGGCACTGCCTCGGTATGAGATTCACGGCCGCATGGCGGTCGTGCCCGACGAGTACGCCGCGAGCCTGGGCGTGGTCGGCGAAGAGCATCGCGATGTGCCCTACGTTCCGCGCGAGGGGCTATTCGACTACCAGCGGGACATCATCCGCATGGCGATCCAGAAGCAACGGTTCGCGATCTTCGCGGACTGCGGGCTCGGCAAGACGCTCATGCTCTTGGAGTTTGCTCGCCATGTGCGGGCGGTGCAGGATCGCCCGGTGCTGATCGTCTCGCCACTGATGGTGGTGAAGCAGACGATCGAAGAGGCGGCGAAGTTCTACGGTGACTCGCTGCCGATCGAGCAAGTCTCCGCGAAGGCGTTGCCGAAGTGGCTGAACACGCCCGGCGGGCGACTCGGCATCACGAACTATGACGCCCTGCGGGATGACACTCCGACCGGAGACCTGGGCGGGCTCATCCTCGATGAGTCTTCGATGCTCAAGAGCCACTACGGCAAGTGGGGGCAAGTCTGCCTACGGCTCGGGGCTGGTATCCCGTGGAAGCTCGCCCTCACCGGCACGCCTGCGCCGAACGATCGCATCGAGTACGCGAACCACGCCGTCTTCCTCGACGCGTTCCCGAATGTGAACTCGTTCCTCGCTCGGTTCTTCATCAACCGGGGGCAGACGAATGAGCGATGGGAACTGAAGCCGCACGCGTTGCGGCCGTTCTATCGGGCTCTCTCGCACTGGTGCATCTTCCTCACCGACCCGAGCACCTACGGATGGAAGGATAACGTCCACAACATCCCTCCGATCCGCGTGAGCATCGAGGAAGTTCGGCTTTCGGATGAGCAAGAGCGGAAGGTGCGGATCGAGACCGGGCAGCTATTTGTGACTGAGCTCGGCGGGATCACGACTCGCTCGAAGCTCTCGCGGATGGCGAAGTGCGAGAGCAGCCCGAAGCCGCAGTACATCGCTGACCTCGTGCGGTCGTGGCCCGATGAATCCACGATCATCTGGTGCCGCTACAACGACGAGCAGCGGGCGATCGAGCAAGTGCTGCCCGAGGCCGCGAGCATCGACGGCGATACGCCGATCGAAGAGCGGCAGCGGATCGTTGATGACTTCAAGGGGGGCCGCGTGCGCGTGCTCGTGACGAAGCCCAAGATCCTCGGGTTCGGATTGAACCTCCAAGTCTGCACACGACAAGTCTTCAGCGGCTTACAGGACTCCTATGAGGAGTATTACCAAGCCGTGAAGCGGTCGAACCGTATCGGCAGCACCAACCCGCTCATGGTGCATATCCCGGTTTCCGACGTTGAGCGTCCGATGGTCGAGAACGTGCTACGGAAGGCACGTCGCGTCGAGGCTGATACCCGCGAACAGGAGGCGATGTTCCGCAATGCTGCTCTCTGACTCCTATCACGTTCATCACGGCGACTGCATCCCGCACATGCTGGAGAAGATGCTGCCTGCATCGGTTGATTTCGCCGTGTTCTCGCCGCCGTTCCCGAGCTTGTTCGCTTACACGAGCAAGCCCGAGGACATCGGAAACAGCGAGGACATGCGGGGCGAGGCGAAGTTGCACCTTGGGTATTTCTTTCGCGGTCTGCGTCGCGTGCTCAAGCCGGGCCGTGCTGCGGTCGTGCATGTGATGCAGATCCCGCGACTGAAGCGGAGCGGCGAGGTCGGGCTGCACGACTATCGCGGGCTGAACATCCGGCTCGGGGAGCGGGCCGGGCTGGTCTACGAATACGATTGGGTTGTTCGGAAGAACCCGCAAGCCCAGGCGATTCGCACGCGGAGCCGCGAGTTGCAGTTCGCCGGGCTCGAAAGCGACCGAGCGAAGCAGCGGGGATGCCTGCCCGACTACCTCATCAAGTTTCGAGCCCCCGGCGAGAACGCCGTTGCGATCGACTCCGAGGGCGACGTTTCGCGGAACGAGTGGATTGATTGGGCCGAGTGCTGCTGGAGCGACATCCGCGAGACGAACACGCTCAACGTGAAGGAAGCCCGCAGCGAGGAAGACACGCGGCACATCTGCCCGCTCCAGTTGGATGTGATTGACCGGCTCGTGAGGCTCTACACGAACCCCGGCGAGATCGTGTTCAGCCCGTTCACCGGGATCGGGAGCGAGGGCTACGTGTCGCTCCAGCGTGGGCGGCGGTTCTACGGCTGCGAACTGAAGCCCGAGTACCACGCCCAGGCTCACAAGAACCTCGCCAGTGCCCAGCGGAAGCACGCGGCAGACAGCCGCACCCTCTTCGACGCGGAGGCTGTGGCATGAACTGGCTCCGCAACATCTTCCGCCCCCGCCCCTCCCGCGATCTGCGGCAACTCGCCGAGTCGCTGGAGGCTGAGAACGAACGGCTCCGCGAGGAGAACCGGCGGCTGCACACGCTCTGCCGGTGCCTTCGCGATGTCAACGAACACCTCGACAAGCGGCTGCTCGCGGAGGAAACGCGATGAGCAAGATTCACAGCAGGAGCGAGCGGCTCGCGAAACTGCTTTCACTAAGGGCACCGCTCTCTCTTATCACGAACGAAGCGAGGATGCTGATTCGCGGGCACGAGGAGATCGACTTGAAGTGGGGATTCGGCGTCACGAGCCGATGGCCCGCCCTGGCTATCTGGGGGCTGGCTTGTCTTTGCAACGAGCAGGACAGCGAGATTCGCGAGCTCAAGCGACAAGTGCGTGATTTCAAGAAACGCAAGAAATCGGACGGGAAGGATGTGCAGGCATGAACACGCTCGAAGACCTACCGCTCTTTCAGTGGCACAGCCGCACCAGCCGGGCCGCTGCCGAGTCGCTGACGCCGACCACCATCAACGCGTGCCACAGGAAGGTACTCGACTACCTCGCCGATCACCCCGAAGGGGCGACCGATGAGCAGATGCAACTGGGTATCCCGATGTCGCCGAGCACCCAGCGGCCCCGACGGGGCGAGCTTGTCGCGAAGGGGATGATTGTCCAGGCGGGCGAAGGGAAGACCGCGAGCGGACGGCGGGCGGTGAAGTGGGCGTTGCGGGGTTGATCGTCAGGAATGAATACGAACAGGAGCCAACGGATGGCACGGGCGACGGTTGACCACTACATCCCGTTCTTCGGTCGCGACTTCTACGCGAGCACCGCCATGTGGACGGCGGAAGAGGTCGGGCACTACATGCGGCTCCTCATCATTCAGTGGGATGCTGGGAGCCTGCCGTCGGATCTCAGCCGCCTGGAGCTCGTCTCCCCAGGCGTCGGCCGGGTCTGGGATCTGCTTGTCGAGAAGTTCCCCCTCGGAGAGGACGGGCTGCGGCGGAACCACCGGATGGAGGAGCACCGACTTCGGGCGGCGGAACTCCAGGCAGCCCGGTCAGAGGCTGGCAAGATCGGCAACGAAAAGCGGTGGGGGGATCGCAAAGCGATCGCAAACGGATCGCAAAGCGATCGCAAGGCGATCGCAAACGGCATCGCAAAAACATCGCCTCCATCCCCATCCCCATCTCCATCCCCAAATACAAACTCCATCCCCGTCCCCAAAGAAGAAAACACACACACACACACCGCCTGCGGCGACGATTTTCGGAAGCCCGGATGGGCAGCCGACGAGTGGGAGCGGTTCGTGGCGGTCTGGAACCAGACGGGCCGTGCGGCTCGCTGGGAGCCCCGTATAGCCCCGTCGGCGTGGGTGGACTATGCCGCGTCGCCGGGCTGGCAGCAGCGGGCATACGCAGCCCTGGAGCGTCTGCCGGGGTGCGAGTTCTTTGAGACGCCGCTGGCCGTGACCAAGTTCTTCGAGTTCGTGGATCGCATCCTCGCTGGCGAGTTTGACAGGCAGCGGCAGGATGGACGGCGAGCCAAGCAACGGACAGGAGGCAACCTGTGAGAACGTGGGATGAGAACAAGACCGCGATCAACCAACTCTGGCCCAGCCACGAGTGGAGCGTCGAAGAGGCGAAGCTCGTGCGGGAAGATCTCTCCCCGCTCGATCAGCCGACGCTCTATGACGCGATCCGCAACGCCAAGCGGAAGCACGACACCCCGTTCGTGCATCTCAAGTGGCTGCTCGATGAGTATCGGGAACTGGCTTCGGCCAAGCGTCACGCGTTGAAAGCGACCAAGCCGACAGACCCGAAGCTCCAGATCAGCATTGATGACGATCTCGACCGCAAGCTGTCGGCGGATTTCGTCGCGTGGATCGACGGGTGCGAGCCCGGTGACTTCGGCGATGTCGAGGCGAAGGTGCTCGACAAACTTCCGCAGATGCACTCGCTCTCGGCTCTCAAGGTTCTGGGTTACGCACGGTCGCGATTGCTGGGGCAAGAGACCCAGTTCGGCCGGATCACAAAGTCGGGCGACATCGAGCCCGTTCGAGTTCTTCGCAAGGAGGTGACATGAAGACGATGGAACGTCCGCCGCTGACAAAGCGGCAGAAAGCGGTCTACCGCTGGATCTCGAATACCTACGCGGAGCGAGGCTACGGCATCGGCGTTCGCGAGATCGGCGAAGCGTTTGGGTGGGCGTCGCCTTCGGCGGCGTACTGCCATCTCGCCGCCCTGGAGAAGCGGGGCTTCGTGACGCGTGCGCCCGGTCGGGCGAACAGCATCGTGCCGATCGGGGGTGACGCATGAAACGCCGCCCCCTCGCTTCCTCGGTGGTCGCCAATCTCTGCGAGGCTCACTCGTGGGATGATGATCTTTCCGACGGTGCCCGCCGAGCCTTGGAGCTCGCCCACCACCACATCCGACGGCTCGCGGCCCGAGCCTCGCGGTGTGCGATGCGGGCCGAGCACTTCGAGGCGAAGTGCGAGCGGCTCGAAGAAGACAACCGCCGGATGGCGAAGTACCTCCAATCCCTGCTCAAGCAGCAAGGCGGTGCCGCATGACGATCGAACAACTCACGCTTGTGTGCGTGGGCGTGTTGGTGAATGGATTGACCTTTGCCCTCGGGCTTCTCTCGGGGGCTTCCCTGCGACGAAAGGATTCGACAAATGACCGCGACCGCAACCAAGCCCGCCAAGCCTCGCAAGACCCGAACTGGTGGCATCGCCCTCAACGCCGCGACGCTCGCCCGAGCGATTCGTGAAGTTGAGCCAGCGGTGCCCAGCCGCAGCCCGAAGCCGGTGCTCCAGAATGTGCTGCTCGCCGATGGGCACCTGACCGGCACCGACCTCGAACTGCGGATCTCGGTGCCGCTGCCCGAGGCGACCGGCCCGGCGATGCTCCTGCCGTTCGCCCGGCTGAAGGCGATCGTCTCGACCCTGCACCCGACCGACGCGGTGACGATCACCGCCGACGGCACGAAGTGCAAGATCGAAGCTCGCGGCGGCGAGTGGACGATCCCCGTGGAGGATGCCGCCGAGTTCCCGGCCGCGACGGCGACCAGCGGCACGAGCATCGGTCGGCTCCCAGCGGATCAGTTGGTGAGCCTCGTGAATGCGGTGCGGTTCTCGACCGACACCGAGAGCAGCCGCTACGCCCTCGGGGCGGTGTGCGTGGAGTTCCAGCGGGGCGCGGCGGATTCCGAGACCGGGCTGATCTCGTTCGTCGCGACTGACGGGCGGCGAATGAGCGTGGCGGCTGCCGAGGTCGCGAGTCAGGATCTCGACAACTCGCAGACGCTGGTGCCGTCGCGGGCGATCGCCGCCCTGGTGCGGCTCGCGGGCGGGGGCGAGGCGGTGCAGATGCTCGCGACCGACACCGAGTTCGTCGCGATCGTCGGCACGTATGACGAGGAGACGGGCGTGACGGGCACGACGCTCCATGCCCGGCTGACCGAGGGCCGGTTCCCCCGGTGGCGTGACGTTGACCAGAAGCACGAGGTGCCCGCGAGCACGGCGGTGATCGGCGATCTTCTCCATGCGATCCGCATGGCGGAAATCTGCACGAGCGAGAACAGCAAGAGCGTGACGCTGACGGTGACGCCCGACGGCATCGACCTCACGGCTCAAGCCGCCGAGGCTGGGCAGGCGCAGGTTCACTGCGATCTCGTGACGGCGGGGCAGCCGGTGACAGTCAGGATCGACCCGCGATTCGCGTCGCAGTGGCTGGCGTGCGGTTCGTTCGACATGGCCGAGGCGGTGCGGCTGGAAGCCGTCGATGCTCAGTCGGCGGTGGTGCTGCGGTGCGGCGACCATTGCCGCACGATCATCATGCCGATGGCGGATGAGTGACCCCGTGCCGGGCGGCTGGCGGGGGGTGCCCGCCAGCCTGCCCCGGCTCATCCCGAGAGGAGGAACGAGATGGATCTCGCCCGACTGATTGCGTTGTGGGAAGACCGCACGCTCCGCACCGATGAAGTTGCGGAGCAACTGGGGTGCTCGCTTCAGATGCTCTACAAGCTCGCCGCCAGGCACGGGCTCGGTCGCCGAAAGGGGCCGCGCAAGAAGCAGCGGTCGAGGGACGATGGCACCGAGATTACGTGGCGTGACCCGACGCCCGATGAGATCGAGCGGCTGAAGGAAGAGTTGTGGCAGCGGAAGCTCGCCAAGCTGCGGGTCGAGACCCCTCAAGAGACTGCCGATCGTGTGCTGCGAGAGTTCGGGGAGGTCTACGCAGGCTGATGGCTGCGCCGCTGATCGCACTCACCGGGATCATCTACGCGGGCGTCTGCCTCGATCTCGCAATGCGGGGACGGTATGACCTCGCGATCGCCTACGCGGGCTACGCGTTCGCGAATGTCGGGCTGTACTACGCGGCGAGAACTTGACCAGTAGGTGAATGATGAACGGGTCAGTGAGAACGCCAGCGATCAGCGGCTCGTCCGCTGCATCGCGTGGTTCTGTGGGTTTAGCAACCGGAGAAAGTGATGGCGAAACTCATCATCGAACGCAACGACAAAGGCGTTTACTGGTACTACGAGTCCGACCGGCAGCACCGCGTCTGCGAACCGCAGCGGAAAGCCGAAGGGCTGCGGCGAGTCGATTGGAACGATCTGGCCGACGAGTGCGAGATTCAGTCAGGCACCTACATGGTGGTGCCGATTGTTGAGGTGTAACCACAGAAC